ATGTACGAGTACGAGCTAGACCAAAAAACCGCCATCAAGCGTGGCGAAGAGTTGTACCCGGATGGGTTCGTATTGGAAGAAGACCGGGCACCGCCCTTCCTGCATGCAGGCCCCATGGGGCTAGAGAGTTGGGCCCAAGCCGCGACGCGGTGGCGCATCGTCCCCAAGAAGGGGGAGCATCCGGACAAGCCGGAGCGGTAAAAGCAGCGCGGGTAGCGTGCCCGCGCTGCCCAGCTATCAAAAATGCCGCTGCTCACCGGGAAGGTTGATGACGATGTCCGGGAGGCTCGCTTGGCCGGAGGCGATCGCTTGCAACTCCTCTGCGCCGAATACCTCCAGCAGCTTGGCGGCACGCCGGTCCAGCTCGTTCTGGGCCAGGCGAGCCCAGTCCGGGTAGGTTTCGATCAGCTCTTTGCCAGCGGGATTGTTGCGGGTGTAGCCCGTCAGATAGTCCGCGATTTTGTCGTTCGTGTAGCTCATTCTTCGCTCCTGTTGGTTGGCTTCGGGATGGCTCCATTGACGCTCTGGTGCGCCACATCTCCAAGCGGCTCGGGAGTGTCCGACGGCGCCGTCGGACACTTCCACCGCTTGACTCAGGCGCTCAGAAAAGGCCTGCGGGCTCGGCCTCGCGGTCCCAGCTATAGATCACCAGCTCGTTCCGCTCAACGCCCTTGCCGCCGCCGGCCACTTGGTACGTGATGGGCACCACATCCATCTGCAGCCCAGCGAAGCACGTGCGGACGTCCGGATGGTCGTTGATGCTCAGAATCGCCCTGCCCTTGAGCTGCCGCATGGTGGCAGCCATGGCCTCGTACTGCGGCCACTCGAATGGGACGCCGTAGCCCTCGGTTTGCCAGTAGGGCGGGTCCAAGTAAAAGAGCGTGTGCGGCCGGTCGTATCGCCGCATGCACTCCTGCCAGTCCAGCCGCTCGATGTAAGCGCTTGTGAGGCGCAGATGCGCAGCGCTGAGGTCTTCCTCCAGCCGCAGCAGGTTGACCGTGGGCGCAGCCACGGTGGTGGCCGTGCCCCACGTCTGGCCCTGCACTCGGCCGCCGAAGGCCTGGTGCTGGAGGTAATAAAAGCGAGCAGCCCGCTGGATGTCGGTGAGCGTTTCCGGCGGGGTGGACTGCACCCACTTGAAAACCTCCCGGCTACTGAGCGCCCATTTGAATTGCCGCACGAACTCTTCGAGGTGCCGCTGCACGACCCGATACAGGTTGACGAGTTCGCCGTTGATGTCGTTGATGACTTCGACCTCGGCGGCCGGGCGCATGAAGTAGAGCGCGGCGCCGCCGGCAAAGACCTCGACGTAACAGGTGTGCGGAGGGAAGCGCGGGATGATGATGTCCGCGAGGCGGCGCTTGCCGCCGATCCACGGGATGATGGGGTTTGCCATAGTGGGCTCCAGGGGTTGATACACTGCCCCCGCCTGTACAGGTGGGCGGGGCCTTGGCTGGGCTCACAGGCTCGTTCTGTGGGTCTGGCGGTCGCCCGGGTGCTGCAACACCCTGACGGTCGCTCCGTTCTTTTTTTCCAACTCCATGCGCCAGGCGGCGCACGAAGCTCAGTCGATGCGCGGTGGCGGTTCGCTGTCGTTCCTCGGGGGCACTTCGCGCTCCGCTCGCTCATGGATCTCTTGCAGCCGCAACCGATGGTCGCGGCGCATGCGCTCCTCCAGTTGCCTGGCACGGCGTTGGCCGCCGGCACGCTGGGGTTGCGATGGCTGGGTGAGTCGATCAGGGTGCATCGCGACCCTCGATCGGTTTGCGGCAGTTGTCGAGGGCTGCGCGCAGCTGGCCTTCGTAGCCCTCGCGCCGCTCGATCTCGGCTTGCGCCGTACGGGTGAAGTCATCGACCGAGGCGCCCGGCTGCAGGCCCTCCGTGGGCATGCTGGGCCGTTCAGGCACGGGCTCTAGGCATGCCACAGGCACAGGCACGCGCACCTGCAGCGTCTCCACGCGCGGCGCGGCAGCGCAGCCGGACAGAAGCAAAGCGGCACCGAGCGCCGCGGGGATCATGTTTCGCATGATGTGTCCTCCACGGGATTGAGCGGCAGTGTTTGTCCACGCAGCTCATGAGAGCAATCGTCCAGAAACTGCACCGATCCGTCGTTGATCCACGAGTGGCAACGGAAGCCGCCCCGTCGCCCTCCGGGCGGCTCGGTGGTGAGCACACTTGGGCGAAGCGTTGGTGCTGATGTGCTGCCGTTCCAGGTCCAGCATCCAGTACCGTCACGCGTGCCCTGGCAGATCACCGGCAGCGTGAGGCGGCCAGTAGGCCCGGGGATGTTGAGGGTCAGGTGCGTAGCTTCTGCCGCAGCGCAGCTCACGTAGCAGCCACCCTGCAGGCGGACAGGCAAGGCCTTCATGGTTGCGTCCTCCCCTTGAGCCACCCATCGACCCGCACCTGAGCACTGGCGCACGGGTCGCCGGGTACGGGCGGCGGCGCTGCCAGGATCTGGTCTGCCCGTCGGGCGTGCCCTGCGGCGCGCGCAGCGGCCTCGCGGCGGGCAGCAGACGCCTCCAGCAGCCGCTTGTCGGCCAGATCGCTGAGCCGGCCGACCTCCGTGCTGCAGGCCTGGGCTGCGCCGCGCACGCCGGCCAGCTCCTGCGACTTGGCCGATACATCTCCACGCGCGGCGATGGCTTCATCGCGCTCGCCCAGGTAGCCCCAGACGAGCGCTGCGTTGGCGATGAGGCTGGCCAACAGCAGCGCCTGAAGCGCACTCACGACCAGCCCTCCCGGCGCACCTTGACGCGTTCCCAGACGATGTAGCCGCACAGCAGGACGATGCCGACCAGCAGCATGGGCAGCAGCCAGTCGCCGAGGCGTTCGGCGCTGCTCTTGATGTCGGTGACCGTGCGCGCAGTTTCCGCGATCGTGGCCACGGCCGCCGTGCCGCCGGCCGCCACGCTTGCGCGGTTGATCGTGCTGGCCGTCAGCGGGCGCTCGGCGTCCACCGCCTGCGGCATCAGGGTCTGGACGTCGTCCACGGGTGCTGCCGGGCTGGCGGCTGCGCCGGCGGGCCCGGAGGCGGGCGTCAGGTACAACTGCGACTCGGCCAGCCGGCGCGCCTCCAGGCCTGGCGACACTTCGCCGCCGGCCTTGTTCCACAGCCGGAAAGCCCGGGCCGCCGCCGCGGTGTCACCACGGTTGTGGGCCTTGAGCACAGAGGACTGGCGAAAGCCGTCCTTGGCGCCCTTCGGCTTGCTGCTGCCCGACCAGCCCAGGCCGATGTTGTAGGCCAGCACGACCATGGCCGCCAGCTGATTCTCGTTGGGCGGCACCGTGCAGGCCGCGCGCACGGCGGTTGCGATCTTGTCCAGCTCGACCGCCAGGCGCGCATCGGCCTCCTGCAGCGTCATGCGGTCGCCTTCGCGCACGCCTTCGGTGAAGCCCCAGCCAATGGTCCAGGGCGCACCGCTCAGGCCGCTGATCGATGCCGGGATGGCGAAGGGCGCGGCCAGGTACTTGCGCCACAGTCCGGCGCCGCGCAGCGCCTTGCCGAGCGGCGAATACGGGTCCGGGTACGCGTGGCCGACGAAGGCCTCACGGTCGTGCAGCAGCTTGATGCCGGCGGGGTTGATAGGGTAGGTCTGCATGGTCATGGGCTCCGTTTGAGGGACGAAAAAAAACCCGCCGGGGGTGACCAGGCGGGCCGTTGCAAAAGGCACGAACCCTATACGGGCGTGCCGGATACTGCGCGATCTGCGAAACCAGGACCGCAACTTAAAAGAAAATCAAATTAATCACCTAGATAAGGTACTCTATTATTATTCGCATGGGCTTTCCCGCCACATTAGCACCTTCCCCCGCAGATATGTTTATAGCCACATCATCATTACTAGTCCAAAACGTATATCTATAAGACGCACCAAGATAATCACTTGAAGAATTCGCCGGCATGTACGAATTACCCTCCGCGTACTGAGCAGCAACACAGACCGAAACAATAGATTCAGCCGGACAACCATGAGCGTACGTTGCCAATCCCCCAGCCGCAGGCATAACCCCCTCAATGAGCCTCTTTGCGGTACGAGGCGCAGATGGTCCCTGCCGCATTCCTCCGGGGGCCGAAATAGACCCTGAGTTATCAAAAACAATGGGGTTTGCATTACCAAGAAATAACTTCAACTCGATTTTTCCATCGGTTCTACCGCCCTCCCCTATAGTAAGTGCGCCAAGATAACGCACACCCTGATGTATCGCAACGAATATTGAATACTCGTTATTTTCATTATTTGCATCGATACTAATAACAGAAGGTCTATCCCCCCAAAAATAAGAACTGGGACGGCCTATATCCCCATGCTGCGATATCGAATTACTAGAACCCAAGAACTCAATAGATCCTGAAACAGGGCCGCCTGTTAGAGACAACTTGCCATCCAGAGCAGTTTTCGTTGCCGTACTGACTGGAAGCTTTTCCAAGCTATCCGTTCCCGTCCCCCCGTATGCCGGGGATAACTGCCCCGATGAATTGAAGCGGGATGTGAGCCACTTCAGGCTATTGCGGAGGGTCTGCACGATCGACTGCCAGGCCAGCGCGGTGCCAGCCGCAGGCAGGTCAGGGATCGCAGCGGCGTCGGTGAGCGAAGCCGAGAGAAACTGCGTCTTGAAGTCGGCAATCGTGACCTGGCGCATCTGCAGACTGTTGGCCGAGTCCCCGATGCTGATGATGTCCGCATCCACCAGCACCGACTTCGCGGCGACGTTGGCAGACGAACCGAACTGAATGCCGGTGAAGATCCAGTAAGGCGCAGTCTTGATCCACACCCGATTGTTGGCCTCGACGTAGTGCTCACCGAGCACGCCGGCCGCATCGCTCGGAGGGCCATCGCCGAACGACCACTTCGTGGAGAGAGTGCGCAGGACTTCGAGGGTCACCAGATCCTGCGGCTGACTGACGATGCCGAGGTGCTTCATGCGACCACCGCGACCCTATATTGGCCCGTCGTCGGCGCAACAGCGAACGTCAGCTGCACCGTTTCGTCGCTGTTGGCCACCCAGTCACACAGCACACCGGCATTGGTTGCCGTCTCGCGCACGCTCAACTGCACGTCACGGGTGCCCAGGTTGTGCGCCACGGTGATCGTGGTGGCCGTGCCGTCGCCGATCGTGGCAACTGCCTTGCGCGCCACCACGGCGGTGTCGATAGCCACGACCGCGCCGTTGATCGTGATGCCAGCGCCTGCCGTGTAGCTCTTGCCGCCACCGAACTGGCCCCAGGCCAGCGCCGTGGTGCCGATGGTGATGGGGGCATCGGTGGTCATCTGCCACTGCTGGTTGCCGAGCGTCGCGCCTTCCGAGACGAACACCGCAGCGCCCAGCACCTCGGCCGACGCGTCGAAGTCGGCAGCCCGGGTCCACGCGCCGGAGGCGGCCCGGTAGATGCCGTTATCGGCGGCGCTGGTCTGGTCTTTCACAAGCACTCGATCGCCCGCGGCCAGGGCCACGCCGTCGATGGTTTGAAGGCCTGACAGCGTGATGTTGGCCGTGGTCGCCGCGCGCACCGGGTCTTTCCACTTCAGGCCCTGCACGGCAGCGTCGAGCTGGGCCTTGGTGACGGCATCCTGCGGGTTCTGCGCGTCGGCGAGGTTGGTGATGCGGTTGCCGTTGGCGTCGAGGTTGTTGGTGATCTTCATGGTTGTGGGCTCCTAGGGGTCGGTCAGTTGCAGATCGCACGGCCGGCGAGCGGCACGCTGTGGGTGATGCGGGCGGTGGTGAGGTCGAGGTGCCGGACGTCGGGGCAGATCTCCGCGCCCAGGTGGTCCAGCACGGTGATGGCGGGGTAGCGGCCCAGGTTGTGAGCGACCGTCCAGACGGACGCGGCGCTGTCTTGCACGTGCGTGTAGCGGCTGCCGGCGCCCTCGCCTGCCGGGCCGGCCGGCCCTTGCTCCGCTGTCTCGATGACCAGCAGATCGGCCACCTCTTCGCGCAAGGCCTGGACGGGCTCCAGCACGTAGAGGTCGGCGCCGGCCTCGTCGCCGCAGTCCTGCAACCATTCGAGCGCCGTCATGGCAGCACCTGCACGATGCCGGCATCGACGGACAGATCGCCCTGCAGCACGCGGCGGTTGATGCCGTCGGCACCGCGCACGACAAGCCCGAAAACGGCCTTGCTCCAGCTGATGGCTGCGGCGTCCGCAGGGCTCACCACGATGTCGATCGCCCCCGGCACCGCGCCCAGCGTCAGGCCGTTCCCCACGGTCAGCCGCAGGTAGAGCGTGCCGCCCGGCGCGCTGCGGATCTCCATCGCAGCATCGCTGCCGGTCAAGTCGGTCGGCACGAAGGCCGAGCGGGGCACCGGCAGGCCGGTTTCGGCGTGGACGATCGCGCCATTGCGCAACTCGACCGGGCATGCGTAGGAGCCCAGACGCAGGCGCTTGCGCATGCCCTCCGGCTTGGCGATGACCCAAATGGCCCCGCCGCCGATCATGATGGTTTGCTGCATGTTTTCTCTCTTGCAAATGACCGCGCCCGCCGGGCGGTGAGGCCGTGGCGGGCGCGGAAGGTGGAGGGTGGAAAGCTAGATCTCGATGCGCGTGACGGGCAGTTGCGGCGCGGTGCCGGTGATGGCTCCACCCTGCACGAATACGCTCTGGCCGGCGGCGATCTGCAGCGGGTTGCGCACACTCACAACGCCCGTGCCGGTGAGCTGCACGCGGGCCACAGCACCGTTGACCGACTGCACTACGCCGGTCTGCACCGGCGCCTCGGGCTGCAAGTCGAGCAGGCGCTTGTAGAGGTTGCTCGACGCGCTCCCTGCGCCCAGGCCCTTGGGCGCGGACGATGTGCGCTCCACGGCCAGTTGCTGGCGCACGGTGGGCATGTCGGCCGTAATGGTGATGCCGCGCACCAGGCCGCGCCAAGTCTCTGCCGGCTCCTGCACCTCGATCAGATAGCCGGGGAGGATGAGGCCAGGATTCGTGCCGCCGGTCAGCAGCGGCAGCGTGATGGGGTGCCGGTGCGTGATGGCGGCAGCGGCGATCACCGCGCTGCCGCGCTGGCGCGCCGCGTCGACATGCGTCACCAGCGCGTCGGTCACCTGGGGTGCCAGCACCTCGCCGGCCGAGCCGGCGCGCACCACATGGCCCAGCACCCCGGCGCCGGTCTCGCCCGAGACGTACACGGCGTCGTAGCGCGCAGCGCCCAGCGCTTGCAGAGTGTCTGCGGTGATGATCTGGCCCGGCATGCGCACCGTGGGCACCGCGGATGCCCAGTCCCAAGGCATCACGGCATAGCGAGGGGCGATCTGCAGCCTGGCGTCGACGCAGTGGCTGCGCACCACGCCGCCTGCGGCTTCGGCGATGCGTTGCACGACGGACAGCGGCGAGCCCTGATGGCTCCATGCGCCGGCAGGCACCAGCCAGTCCTGCATGGCCCAATCGAGCGACACGCCCGTCATGTCCAGCGCCTGCAGCGCGAGCTGCTGCGCGGTCATGTCGCTGCTGTTGCTCCACACCGATGCCGGCATGTGCGGGGCGCCTAAGAGCGATGTGACGCTGGCGCCGCGCACCTGCACGCCGTGGTCTCCGAACTTGCGCGAGCGCTCGGGCGGGTCGATGGCGAAGACCCAGGCGATGCCGTTGATGGTGACGCGCACGCGCGCCGGCAGGCCGCCCGATGGGGCGAGCTGGTCGAGCAGGTGGACAGGCCCGCGCGCGGACATCGACCAGCCGAAGCCGTCGTCGTCGGCCGTGATGGAGATGCCCTGCAGCTGCACACGCTCCAGGCTCGGCAGCAGCACGGCGTCGATGGTGTTGACGGACATGTAGACCCTTAGAAGCGGGATGACGAACTGCGGCTGCGGCGCGGTGCCGGTGTGGCGCTCGCAGACGAAGACCAGGCCGACGGGCGACGCGCCACTGCCTGCGGGCATCTCGAACAGCAGGCGCGCGGGCAGCGCGGGCACATAGCAAGGATCTGGCAAGGGTGGAACCGGCTGCCAGGCCGAGATGCCTGGTGGCGGCTTGCGGCCCTGCTCGAATGCCAACTGCCAACCTCGACCCTGCGGCAGTCCACGCCGGAAGCCGGAGACCTGCAGCAGTGCCAACTGACCCGCACGCTCGAAGCGCTGGAGCGCCTGGGCGCGCAGGCGCGCGGCCTGCTGGAACGGCTGCAGGGCGGCCACGCGCAGCCCGGCCGCCTGCTCGAAGCCGCCGCGCACGGCCGTGCGCAGCTGCACGGCCTGCTGAAGGCGCTGCGCCGCAGGTGGCACCGCCAGGCGGCGGGCCTGCTCGTCGGCAACACGGGCGATCTGGGCCCAGCGAGCCGACTGCTGCCAGCGCCCCTGCAGCATGGCCTGAACGGGTTGCGCAGGCTGCGCGAGCACTGCCACGGCGGCATGCGCGCGGGTGCCCTGCTGCCAGCCCTGCAGCCCGCCGCCGAAGGCCTTTCGGCCCTGCTGCCAGCTGCTGGCGACATCACCGGCGACGGGGCGATCGACGTTGACCAGATAGCGCGCCTCGACGTGCCCACGAAGGCCCGTGATGGACCCCGTCGCCGCGATGCGCGAGACAACGCGCAATGGCACCACACCCTGCAGGCCCGTGATGCGCCCGGTGCCGGCCAACTGCACGGGCGGGCGCGTTGTGCCCCCGCCCTCGTCGCCGAAGACCAGGCGCACCGGACTGTCCGGCGAATTCGCCGGCTGGTCGAATCGCAGGCTCGTTGCGCCATCGTCATTTGCCACACGTCATGCCCTCACGACAAGGTGGTGCTGCCGAGCACGACCAGGCCCCCGGCGTAGAGCAGCGGAGAGGTCTCGCCGGCCGGCGTCAGCCCGCCCATGACGCGCCAGCAGCCGTCGTGTGCCGTGTCGGTCACATCGCCACGCACCAGCACGGCGCCCGCCGCGCTGACCCAGTCACCCCAGCGCGGCAGGCCTTGCTGCAGCACCATGGCGCCGGCTTCATCGGCCGGGTGGAGCACCAGCAGGCCGTCCACGATGGAGGCACAGGGCTTGGCAAGCACGATCTCAGCCTGCGGCGCGTCCGCATGCGCGGTGCCGATGGTGGCGGGGCGGGCCGTGTTGTAGATCCGGATGCGGGAGCTGCCCGAGCCGGCGTCCGCCGCCATGATGGTGGCCTGCAGCTGGGCCTGCGACAGGGCCGCACCGATCTCCCACACACCGCTCATGACGACACCTGGGCGGTCAGGTTGCTGGCGGCCACCGGGCGGAAGTTGCCCGATGCATCCTCGGCCAGGGTGAGCCATGCCTGCGAAGGGTCGATGCCGCGGAACTCGAAAGCGCCCGTGACGGGGTCGCTCCAGACCTCGCGCGCCACCAGCTTGTCGCGCTGCCGCAGCAGCAGCACGCGGGCGCGGACGGGTACGTCGGGCGAGCCCTTGATGGCCGTGGTGCCCCAGACACGGCCAGCACCGCCGAACTCAGCGTCCAGCGCCAGGGCCGGGCCGTCGAGGCCGGCGACACGCAAGGGCTGCACTGCTTCGGCCCAAGCCACAGCGGCCTCCACGCTGACCGTTTTGGGCTCTGCATAGGGCACGAACGTAGGGCTCGGCGCGAACTGGAGGCGCAGCGTCTGACCAGCGTCCACCGTGGCCAGCAGCACGTCCTGCAGCACGTCAGACACCGAGCGCTCGAACAGGTGGATCTGCTGCTGCGCATCCACCGCGCGCAGGTACATGTCCAGCGATCCATCCGCCCCGGCCTGGGCCGCGAACCACAGCAACGCCGAGTTGCTGCCTGACTGGCAAATGCTGCCCGCCACGACCGTTGAAGCGGTCGGCCCGCCCGCGGCGATCGAGCCCGATTGCAGCGCGCAGTCCTTGTCTGCCGGGTGAAAGACCAACACATAGCCACGACTCTGACTGTGCGGCAGTGGCGGCAGGATCATGCGTGATACGCCGGGCAGCGCCACCAGAGCGCTGCCATCGATCATCGATGCTCGGCCTCCGGCATACCACTCCACCGCGCCCTCCGCTGACACCGCCATGCCGCGTGCATCGACCAGCCCGTTGCTTTCGACCATCGCGGCGCTGTCGCCCAGGGCCACAGCGCTGGCAGAACGGCCCTGCAGCCAGGCGGCAGCGATGTCGCGCGGATCATCTGAGACGGCTGTAACAGTGATGGACGAGGCGTAGGCCTCGCCCGTGAAGCTAGCCGCCGGCATCAGAGCCTCCAGGGTCCGGTCAGATCCACGAACATCGTGCCCACTTGACCAGCGCCGCTCTCGTGGGTGTAGTCGACCCCACCCGTATTGAGCGCCAGCAGCCTGCGGCCCAGATATGCACCTTGCCCGTCGATGACCGTGCCTGCCCTGAAACTCCGGCCCAGCTGCTGGGGCGAGTGATACACGCCGGGCAGGCGCCCGCGGAAGCCCGCCGGCCCCACAATGACTTCCACAGGAGCGAGCCTTAGCGAGTTGTCTGCCCCGTTCGGGAAAGGCAGCCCGATACCCTGATACGCGGCAGTGCCGCTGCGGCCTGAGAGATAAGCGCTAGCCCGCCAGCCGACCACGGCGCCACGCAGTCCCAGGTAGCCCCGCGGCAGATACATGCCGCCGCCCGAGCTGTTGCTGACCCCCACGTCACCGGCGCCGGCATCGTAGATGAACCGATACTCGGAGCCGGAGATGCAAGCCGCATACGGGTCGCCCGAGCGGTAGGGCACGATGTCTCCGAAGCAAACCACCGACGAGCCGTAGGCACCGAAGACCGTCGAGCGCGGCTCGACATACAACAGCATGAACCGCTCGTCTGCAACGATGCACCATGGGCGAGAGGTCGATGTCGCATCGGTACTCTTAGCCCACACCATCTGCTGCTTGTCCTGAGTCATCGAAAGGAGGGGGAAGCGCCCCATGCCGTCAGAAATTCCCGACATCGACTCATATCCATCGACCACCCCCCAGTTAGCGCCAGAGTCATCCACGCGCAGCACGCAGCCGGTGGCCTCCGCAGCCGATGGCTTGAGCGCGATTACGTTCGCGAGCGCCCCCGGAAACAGCTCTTGCCAGGTCGCCGGAGCGACCTTGCTGGTGATGGAGCCGGAGGCGGTGCCATCGGCCACGCCGGGCGCGGGGAAGGTCACCGTATTGCCAGCGACCGACGCGATGCGTTTTTCGCCGTTGAGGGCCGCCGGAGTGGCGCCTGCCAAGGCGACGATAGTGCCCGCCTTGGCGGACGGAGGCGCGGAGTAGGTGGCCGTGGCCACACCACCGGACACGGAAAGCGACGACACGGCGGAAGCGCCGAAGCCATCGACCAGGCAGGCCTTGAGCACGGAACGCAGGGCGCCCGGCGTGCCGGAAAGCTCCGGGGCGCCTGGCAGGGTGGAGTCGTAGCAGTAGATGGTCATGCAGGGCCTCAGATCACGGGGTTGGAGGGAGCGCGATCAACGTCGCCGCGCGCGGTCAGCTCGAAGGCGAAGTCGGTGCCCACGGCCTCGCTGGGCTGCGTGGTGCGGATCGCGGCGAAGGGGTAGTAGGTGCCCACGATGGGGAGGAAGAGCACATTGCCCGCCGCCCAGCCGCTGCCCCAGCCGAGCGGGCTCAGGCGGAAGATCGGCACGCCGGAGGCGGGGTTGATGGGTGCGATCTCGGTGTTGCGGCTGAAGGTGCCGAGGTTGCCCACGTGCTCGCCGATCACCTCCACGTCCATGCCACCGGACAACACGCGCAGCGCGAAGCGCTCGGTCATGGCACCTGCGTTAGTGACGGTGACTGGATAAGCCCCATCGTCGTACGTGGCTGAGGCCGGGTTGCCGATGGTGGCGTCTGCCCAGGTGATGCCGTCCCAACTCTGCTGGTCGAACACGGGCAGCGCGCGGGCGCGCAGGTTGCCGGCCATCATCGCGGCCGAGACCACCGAGCCCACCGGGAAGACGTGCGAGAGCTGCTTCGTCAGGCGCAGGGTGCCGTTGATCTGCACGTCCGCCACGCGCGCCATTTCCTCGATGCGGTGCTTGATGACCACCGGCTGCACCCAGTTGGTCACGTCGGTGATCGTGACCTTGCCTGCGTCCAGATCGGCGGTGTAGCCGGTGCGGATGAGCTTGCCATCGGCGCCGATGAGATAGACCCGCGAGAGACGCGTGCGGGCGCAGTCGATGGTCATGCCGGCGCTGTAGGTGGCTGCGGCGATGCGGCCCGTGTGGCCGATCACCACGTAGCTACCGACGCGGAAGATCGGCACGCGTCCGTCGGGCGGCAGGCGCACCGGGTCCAGGCCCAGGATGTCCGCATCGAGCGGGAGATACGCGTAGGAGACGCTGTTGTAGCGCAGCGTGGTGGGGTCCACCGGCCAGGGGCGCCAGATCTTGCCGGGCTGGACGGCACCCACATCGGCGGCGCTGTACCACCATTCAGCCTTCTGGGCATCGGTGAGGGTGGAGGCATCGATGAAGTCACCGAATTGCAACTCGCCCACACCCGACTCGAAGTCCATGCGTCCGAGCATGTGGGCGCCCGCAAAGCTGCCGTCGAGGTTCGTCGTAGCGGTCAGCGCATTGCCAGACACATCGGTCAACGTCAGCACCAATCCCCCGGGCTTCAGCGGAGCGCTTTGCGTACGGAAGAAGATCGATGCGGTGGTCCAGGGAGCACGACGCGTCCACAGACTCTGCAGAGACACCGAGCCGGGGTTGAGACCGACGATCCAGTCTGTCATGTTGACGCGCCCTGCCGCGTAGTCGATGGTGCCGCTCGCTTGCCCTGCGACGCTGTCCGTGCGGCCTCGATAGATCACCCCCTCGAAGTCGTCGTAGGTCTGGCCCATCCAGACGAAACGCACACTACCGGGCACGATCGAGTCCACAGTGAGTGGGCACATGTCGATGCTGACCGCCCCGCCGGCGAAAGATTCGGTCGCGGCGGTGGAGGCCAGCGGCGCGACCTTGTAGCGAACGATCACATTGCCAGCCACCTGCTCACCGACAGTGGTCGTGCCGTACTCACCGCCCTTGGATGACGCGCTCGACGTATTCGATGAACCGCCGCCGTACTGACCATCAGCTGAAATTGACGCCTGGAACGACTTCGCGTCTTCGTGGTCGGACTTGTAAGACTCTGTTGTCTTTGTCTGATCGACCAGCTTGAGCGTGATCGTCTTGGAGCTGTACAGCACCGTGCCCAGGTCCAGCGCAAAGCCTCCAGAGCCATCATCCGACGCTCGATGCGAGACGATGACTCGCCGCGAATTGCTGCTGTCACGCTGCACCTGCCGAGTCAGCGTGGCCGAAGTGCCTTCCTTCCTCGTGCGCCATCCGTGGTAACCGTATCCGTCGTTCCAGTACGCCCAGTAGCGCTTGCTCTCGTCGTTGGTCACGGCGGACATCGTCGTCAGGCTCCCGCCGCCGGTCTGCGTGACCTCCTGCGAGGTAGTCCACGCGACCTCGATCGAGCCTGCCACCGGCTGGCTTTGCAACACCAGCGTGGCGCTGCCCGTGGCGTCAACGCCGGGAGAGGAAAAGAGCTGCTCGACTTGCGCGCCGAACGAATACTCGACCTGCCACTCGCCCCCGGCGTCGATCATGTAGGGCGTGCTGAGCAGGAGGCTGCTGCTGGGGTAGTCGATGGTGCCAGTAGCCTCGCCGGAGAATCGGCCCACCCCGTCGTCTGTCACAGCGCGCAATATGCCGCCCGAGGTCCAACGCACCGTCACGGTTGTCGGCGTGGCGCCCGGGTTCGCAAGCCTCAGCGCTGTCAGCGGTGCATTGATCGACGCGCCTTGCGTGGCGCGATTGGTGAACGCCACACGCTCGGCCCACTGAATCACGATGCTGCTGGCATCGTCGGGCAAGGCCTGCAGCGTCATGTCCATGCTGCCGGTCGTGTAGATCACGCGGCCCGAGCCCGCCCCGGTGAGCAAGCCCTCGCCGTCATCAGCCAGCGTGTACCAGCTGCCCAAGGCCCGGTAGCTGACGATGACGGTGCCCGGTTCAGGCAGCGGCTTGAGCAGCGCCACGAAGCTGAACCCCCGGTTGCTCTGGCCGATCTTGATGCGCCGCGTGTGGGCCGCAACAGGCACCTCAACTCGACGCGGCGCCGTCGCCAGCACTACGGTTCGCTCCGCTGCTGGCCGCTGGTCGAGGGCCGTGGTTTCTGTTCGGCTGCTCGGCACGAGCTGCGTGTAGATGCTGGCGACGCGAAGTGTGCTGTCGCCCAGATCGACGGCTGTGGCAACGGGCGATGCGCCGTAATACGTTGCGGCATCTGCGACCGTGGTGTCGCGAATGATGGTCTTGCCTGCGGCTGTCGAGTAGTCGCGCGAGGGCGGGCTTCCCGGGAATTCGTAGCGCAGAGCATCGGACAGATCGACTTTCGTGACGGCCCCTTGGAAGTCCACGAATTGTCCGTTGATCGAGTAGGTGAACGTGCGTTGCTCTGTTTCAGTACGGGTAACGCGCACGTACTGGATACGCTCGGTCGAAGTGCCCTGCTGATACGTCAGCACCAAGGTGCGGCCGATGTCCGGCGCCGGCGTGCCAGGCCGATGCAGGATCTGGATGGATCGCATGCCGATCACGTGGTCTTCCAGCAGCACCCCGGACCAGGGAGTGCCCTGGATCAGGTAGTTGGCGATCGACTGCGCTATGGTGCTGCGCCGGGCGAAGAGCCCACACTTCGCCAGCGTCACTGCCACATTGGGGTCGCTCGGGGGTTGCGACAGAATGACGCTCGCGCCCATCAACGGCTCCGTGGTCGATGTCATCACCGCGGCGTGCAGTTGCCGGATGCTGACGTTGCCGCCAGCGCGGTCCGCTTCGGTGATGTCCTGAAATACCGAGTTGCTGGCACCGTAGGGCACTTCGGTGCCGGTGGGTCCGCCGCCGCCTTCGGGGACGTCGTCCATCACGCGGCTGGTCAGCAGCTTGATGTCGCCTTCTTGGATGGTCATGGGGTTTCGCTCGCTTCCAGAAATCGCAGCGTCAGGCTGCAGTAGTAGTCGGTGTCCAGCGGGTCGGCGTAGTCGATGACCGCGCTCATCGCCAGCGCGCGGCCCTCTTCCGCGTCGCCATGGTCGAACACCACGGTGAAAGCCTGGCCGCGCACATCGAGCGCCAGGCGCAGGCCGGGAATGGAGGCCCAGGAACGCAGCGTGCGCAGCGCTGCGCGGCTGATCCAGGCGCTGTCGCCATCGCCCTGCAGGGTGATGGGCCGGCCGCCGTTGCGGGCCATGGCGTCGATGATCAGCGTGCCGAAGATGCCGCGCTCGGTCTTCTGGGCGACCGGGGACCATGTGAGTTCATCGGTCCAGATGAGGTCTTGGGGCAAGGCCAGCGGGGTGCTGCCGTTGGTGAGGGTCATGCTCATGGCGTCAGAGTCCTGCCTGGCGTTTCTGGTCTTCGAGGTACGTCACCACGGCGCGGGCCAGTTGCTCGATGTTGGCTTGGCCGCTGCTGTTGGTGGGCACGCTGTACACGGTCGGGCTGGCGCCGATGTAGACGTTGACGATGCGGTCCACGCGCGGCCCCGATCCGCCCTCGCCGGAGCCACCTCCGCTACCGTCAAGCGGTGGCTTGGGCAGCGGCTGCGGCGCGGCGGGGGAGCCCGGCTGCTTGCCCTTGTTGCGCTCGTAGTCCAGCATGGCCGCGGCTTCGGATTTGCCGGCGCCGAGGCGGTAGTACTCGGACATCTTCCCCAGCGCCTCGGCCAGCGTGGAGAACTTGCCGCCCCACTGGATCTGCGCGGCGCTGGCCGTGTTCGAAACAGATCCATCGGGCTGGGTGAACTGCGCGGAAAGCCGCTCGGCCAGCATCTCGTCCAGGCCGGACTGCTTCAGGTAGTCGATGATCGTGGTGCGCGTCCAGGCGAACTGCGTGGCGCTGGCGGGCTTGTTGGTGATGCTGGAGGCCGAGACATCGGCCGAGCGCTGCGCAGCGGCTGCAGCCAGGATCTGCCCCTGAGCGGCCAGGGCCTTGGCGCCGGCATCGGAATATGCGGCGCCGAGATCGCGCACGGCAGCAGCGCCAGCGCCGGCCGCGACCACAACGCCACGCATGGACGTGGCCGACTTGTCGAGCGAGCTGGACAGCACCAGCGAGGACTTGCCGGCCTCATCGGTGACCACGCGGTAGCCGCGCACCGCCGCTTCTGCTTGCACCCATGACGGGGCGATGCCCTTGTTCGCTGCGATGGCGGCCTCTGCGGTCTTCACGAAGGCCTCGCGCAGCTCGCGAGTGCTGGCGATGCCGGACTCGCGGATGGCGTCGTAGGCCTCCCTCGCGTTCTCGGCGTTCTGCTTCAGCGTGGCGTCGGTGGTGAGGCCCAGCGCCGTCATGCCTTCGCGCAGTGAGTTGATACCGGGCTTGGACTTCTCCAGCGCATCGCTGAGTGCAAGAGCCTTTTCTCGCGCCTGGTCGAGCAGGCCGTCCGCCACCTTCTCGCCGAGCGTGTTGCGCAGCTGCTCGACACGCGCACGTACATCATCCAGCGCCTTCTGGCTGTCGGCGGTGTTGAGAGCCTTGACGAAGCTGGCCTCCAGCACGCGGCCCGCGTCCACGCCCTGGGCCTTGAGCTTGTCCAGGCCGCCGATCACCACCTCCAAGTCGTTGATGGCGCTGCGCGAGGCCTCGCCGATGCGCCCCTGCAGCACCGTGAAGTCCAGGCCCGTGCGGTCCACCGCTTCGCGCAGCAGCACGTTCATGGTTTGGGCCACGCGCTCGGCCTCACGGTTGGCAGCGCTCAGAGCCCCCTCCAGACGCTGGCGCAGGCCGCGCACCACCTCTTCCGAGGCTCCCTGCTGGAGGGCGTCGCTCAGCTGCTTCTGCAGCTTGCCGGCCTCTGCAGCCGCCGAGCCGAATGCCACGCGCGCCATGGCCTCGAACTTCGCCAGGTCCTGCCCGTCCAGCGCCTTGGCCCAGGCAGACTGGAACTCGGCCGCCGTGATCTTGTTGTCAGCCCGCAGCTTGTCGAGCGCCGCCGACATGGTGCGGATGCCTGCGGAGTTGGAGACGTCGAAGTCCTTGCCGATCTTGCTCAGCGCATCGGCCGTGGATTCGCCCGCCTTCTTCAACTTGTCGAACTCGGCAATCAGGCCGGTGGACTGCTTCGTGAGGTCGAAGCTGCGGTTGCGCACCTCTTCGTACATGGCGGCTTGGCGCCGCATGTTTTCAGCCTGGATCTTGCCGGCTTCATCGAGCGCGCGCAGCTTGCGCTCGGCATCCTCCATTCGCTGGCCCCAGCCCATCATCTTGGCCGTCTGCTCGCCAATGGAGCGGGTCATGCCGAGGATCTCGGGCGTCAGCGCCGCCACCGCGATCCCCCACGGTCCGAACAAAGCCGACACCCCACGCCAGACGATGCCGGCGCGCGCCGCGCCCGCAGCGTTCTCGACCAGCGCGGCAGTGCTGCGCGCCGTGGAGGCGGTGGCAGCATCCTGCGCGAGGCTGGCGGCGCGGGTGAAGGCTCCCACCTCGCCCCACGCCTTGGCGTTCTCCGCGCGGGCAGCGGTGTTGGCTTTGGTGGCGACCGTGCTGGCGGCCTGTGCAGCCACACCCTCGGCCTGGGCGGCGGCACTGGCGCGCTGCGCGACCACGTTGGCAGCGGTGGCGGCGGTGTTGGCCTCCAGCGCGGCAGTGGCGGCCGTGGTGGTGGTCACCCAGCGCGCGAAGTCGGCCACCAGCCCGGCGATCTTGATCGCCGCCCAGGCCTTGCCGGCAGCGGTGAGGGTGTTGACCAGCAGGTCGATGTTGCTGGCCAGCGCGTTGATCACCTTCGCGGCGTTGGCGCTGCTGATGAGGCCGTTGTCGGCAGCGCCGACGTACAGGGTCCACTGCGTGGAGAGGTTCTGCAGCGCGCGGCCGACGGTGGGCGGGAGCTTGCTGAACTCGCCCGCGATCACATCGGCCTGGCCTTCCAGGCTCTTCATGACGGCCTCGGAGGTGAGCGCGCCCTGATCTGCCAGCTTGCGCAGTTCGCCCGTTGTCACGCCCAGGCCCTGGGCCAGCGCTTGCGCCAGGCGGGGGGCCTGTTCCATCACCGAGTTGAATTCCTCACCACGCAGCACGCCGGACTGCAGGCCCTGGATGAGCTGCGTGATGGCGGCCTTGGCACCCTCGGCCGAGCCGCCGGAGAGCTGGATGGACTGGTTGATGGTTTCGGTGAGGCGCAGCGCCCGCTGCTGGGCCTGCGTGGCGGCCATGCCGCCCTCTTCTGCAGCCTTGGCGAGGCGGGTGAAAAGGGTGCCGGTTTCATCGAGCGCACTGTTGGTGCGCAGCGCGATCTGCTGCACGCCCGTGAACGACTGCTGGAACTGCGGCCCCTCGCCGGTCGCCAGCTTGATGCGGGCCTCGAGGTTGCGGAACTCGTCCGCCGTGGCCGCCACGTCTTTCGCCAAGCCGCCGAAGTAGCCACCGCCCACGGCGATGCTGGCGATGCTCTGGATGCGCTGCAGCTGCGTGCTGATGGACGTCATACCCTCGCGCAGGGTGCGCTGGTTCTGCGCCTGCACCTGGGTGGACTGCGACGATGCTGCCGCTGCGGCCTGGTAGGCCGGGGCCAGCGTGGCGACCTCGGCGCGCACCTGGGCGACGGCGGTCTGTAGGTTGCGCTCCTGCTGCGCCAGATTGGTGGTGGAGACGCCCACGCTCTGCAGCGATTCGCGGGCGCTGCCGAGCGCGGTGTTCTTGTTGCGAAGCTCGCCCGAGAGGCGTTGCGCGCTGCCGATGGCGAGGTCGTATTCCTTGCGCAGCGCGGCCTCGGCGTTCTGGGCCTGGCCCGCGGCCTGGGCGGCGGTGCGCTGGGCCTGCTGCTGGGTCTTGACCTCTTCGGTGGCGGCCTTGATGGAGTCCTTGAGGCCGGTGACGGTAGCGCGGTATTCATCGCTGCGCCGGGACGCGCCCGTGGTCTCTTCGCGCACGGCCTTAAGGGCATCGCGCTTGCGCTGCAGCGTGGCCTGGGCTTCGGCCACGGCGGCGGAGGCGCTGCGCTCTGCGGTGCTGAGCGTCTGGGTCTTGCCGGCGGCGTCCTGCAGTTCGTTGCCGAGGCGGTCCACCACGCCCACGGCCTGGTCAAGCTGCTGCGACAGGCCCTGCGTTTCGCGCTTGAGGGTGCCGAAGGCGCTCAGGGCCTTCTGCTTGGCGTTGAGGGCTTCCAGGGCCTGCGCGGCGTCCTGCGCGCTCTGCTTGAGGTCGCCATCCAGCACGTCGCTGACCTCGGTCAGCGCCTTGGCGAGCTGCTCGGCATCGGCATCGCCCTTGACTGCGGCCTCGATGTCGTATTTGATCTTCGGGTCAGCCATTGGAGGATAGAGCGATGAAAGGGTTGTTGTGGTGCATTGCCCTGGTGGGCGCGGGCATTCCGCTGGCCCTGCTGGGCCTGCTGGTGGATTCGGAGCGCCTCATGGCGCTGGGTGCCGGTGCCATCGCCACCGTGGTGGTGGGATGGCCCGTGTTGGTGCTGATGGGCGCGGTGCAGACGTCCGCACTGCGCCGCTGAGGCGCTGGCCGCCGCGTCAGGCGGTGGTAGCGCCGGGCAGGCGGACTTCGTAGGGCTCGGTCTTGCCGGGCGGCGTCACCAGCTTGCCGCTGAGCGTGATGCCCGAGAAGTCGGAGCCCAGGAAGTCGAAGCCGTTGTTGGAGCCGAGCGCGCACTCCCACACGTCCACTTCCATCGGGGAGCCATCCACCATGTTGCGCCCGTCGAAGCGCGCCTGGCAGCGCACCTGTGTGACCCGGCCGCCCAGCACCTTCTTGCCTTCCACCGCACCGTAGGTGGCGGTGAGTTTGAGCACGTCGTTCTTGGCAGGTGCGCCCGACGCACCTGACTTGAAGCGCACTTCGCCGCGCAGCCAGTTGACTTCGTAATGCGTCCCCAGCACGTAGGTAGTCGAACCAGCACCATTCTTCAGTGCGAAGCTCTGGTCGCTGATGCTGCGCTTGCCCAAGGGCAGCCACTGATCCAGCGCCGTGACCGTGAAGTTCGCGTCGGTGAAGGTGCCCGAGCCCTGCGTCAGCGCCGCCACCATGCCCTGAAACTGCATGGCCAGCGCTTCCACGGTGGCCGCAGCCAGTTCGATGGTGATCTCGGTCGGCTTGGGCAGCACGACGGATGCGCGGGCCTGACCGTAGTCGAGGTGGGAGCGAGATTCGCTGACTTTTTCCTCGAAGTTGGGCTTGATCTCGAACTTGTCGGCGTCGAGCGGGTCGCCGAAGCCGTTGTAGGCCTGCTTGGTCGTGTCCCAGAGGTTGAGGGAGACGAGGCCAGCGGCCAGGACTGCACGTGCTGTCATGATGGTTTCCTTCTCTGCAAAGCAAAAGGCCCGCACGCGGCGGGCCTGGGTGAAACGAAAGATCGACGCCGGACGGATCAGTCCGGGTCGCGGTAGTCGAACGTGAACATGCCGAGCACCAGCCCGCCGCCCACATCGATGTTTTCCAGCCGGAAACGCACCTCGCCTTCCACCAGCCCGGAGCCTTCGGCGCGCACGCGCTGGTTGATGGCGGCCAGGCTGTCGCGCACGGCCAGCTTGGCGGCCCGGTAGTCGGCATGCGCACCAGCGCGGGCCTGCTCGGTGCGGTTGATGACACCGAGCGAGAAAGCGTAGGTGCGCTTCTGCCGCTGGCCGGGCTGATCGCCGCGTGGCTTGTCGTGCTGATCCTCGAAGAAGACGATGCGCGGGCCTACGGTCAGGTCGCTGGCGCGCACGGGGTTGTCGAGCACTTCGGCGCCCTGGAGAGCCTGGGCGTTGCGCAGCGCTTGCACGATGGCCATGCCGATGGCGAACGGCGCGCCTTCGGGCAACGTGTGGGCACGATCCCTCATGCCGGCACGCTGCCGAGCAGCGCCTCCATTTCCGCGCCGTCGTTGACACGGCGCGGGGCCTCCAGCACGCGGAAGCGCGTGCCCACCTTGATGCCTTGCGAAGCGGCTTCGTCCAGGCACTCCAGCACGTCGTCAGCCCGCAGCTCGCAGTCTGCGGGGTAGCGCAGCGTGCGAGATGCGGCGAACACCCGGCCTTCGAGCGCTTCGTCATCCACCGTGCCGACGATGCCGACGACTTCCCGCGCCAGTTCCCCGGCCCGGTGCCGGCGGAAGCGGGCGGCGAAGTCGCTGCCGAAGAACACGGTGCGCATGTCTTCTTCGAGATGGAGCATGGCGTCAGGCCTTCTCGGCTGCTGCCTTGTCAGCTGCTGCCTTCTCGGCCGCTGCCTTCTCGGCCGCCGCCTTCTCAGCTGCCGCCTTCTCAGCTGCCGCCTTCTCAGCCGCCGCCTTCTCAGCTGCCGCCTTCTCAGCCGCCGCCTTCTCAGCCGCCGCCTTCTCAGCCGCCGCCTTCTCAGCTGCCGCCTTCTCAGCCGCCGCCTTCTCAGCTGCCGCCTTCTCAGCCGCCGCGATCTCTTCTGCCGAGTCTTCCTCGGCCGAGATGGCGCCCAGATCCTGCAGCCGCATCAGCTCTTCAGCCGGCAGACGGGGGACTGCGTCACCCTGCTGCAGTTCCTTCGCCTTCGGCGCCTGGCCGATGACGATGACGTGGTTGGCTACGAACTTCATGGCAGGCCCTTAGCGCACCGTGGCGCGGAAGGTGCTGTTCGGCCGGTAGGGCACCAGCAGCGGGGCGCTTTGCAGCATCAGGTAGCGCACGCTGGGGTCTTCTTCGACCCAGCTCTTCACGAAGTAAGAGCCAGGCTTCAGGTTGTTCACGTCCTGAATCGCCCCGAAGTGACGCACGCCTTCGAAGTAAGCATCGGCAACGCCGATGACCGTGCCATCGGGCACCAGGGGAGACGTCGAGCCATCTTCGTTGGTGACGTTGATTGCCGGGATCACCCAGATGCGGAAGCCGTCGATCATGCCCATCAGGACCAGGTCTCGGCTGAGCACGGCATCCGTATCGAGCGTGCTGCTGCCGCGCATCAGTTCCAGGCGCTTCCACGTGTCCGGATCTTTCCGGAACACGGTGTACGCATCACGCGTCATGTACCAGTCCGAAATGGGCGTCTCAGCCATGCCAGACCATTGGTGCAGATCTTCGATCGGGCTGACGCCCGAGTCGCCCCACTTGTTCCCGGTGGTACGAACCACCGTGTTGCCTGTGGCGCGCCCGAAGTCCACCACGGTCGTGGGGTACTGTTCACCCTGGACCGTGACGCGGCCGTTGTAGAGCGCCTGCACGGCCATCCACTCGAGACGGCGCTCCAGGCGCAGGAGCTTGGCGGAGAGTTCGGTGGCGACGTCCAAGGCCAGACGCTGTTCGGGGTCGAACTCGCCGCCAATTTGCTCACCGAGCCGACGCGTCAAGGCGCGAGCGGCCGTGAAGGGCGTCTTGTCCTTGATGTAAGCCGGCCTGAAGGTCTTCGTCGCGAAGCCCGTGCCCTCCACGATTTTTCCGGGCACCAGCGGCGAGACGAACGGCGCCATGCGCAGGTCGGTGCCCTCGACGTCGAAGTGGATCTCGGCGTCCGCGGACTCCACAACACGGGTGAAGTACTTGGCCGCGAAGCCCAGCTTGGGCTGGGGCAGTGCGCGCACCACGCCCTGCAGCGTGGCGATGTCGAACATGATGTCGGTTGCAGGCATGATCAGGCAGCTCCGTAAGGCTTGATGAGGGTGATACCCAGCGTGCGCAGGCCTGCGCGAACGCTGTCGGGGGTGTGGCCGGCGCCGAAGGTCATGGCGGCCTGGTTGAAGTCGCCGCGCTCGTAGAAGAGCGTTTCGGCGTCGGCGGCGCTGGCGTCGGTGTCGTGCGCGAGCACGGCCACGGGGGTCTGCGAGCCGTCGGTGGCCGCAGCGGTGGAGAGCACCAGCTTGCCGCTGGCGGTGATGCGGCCCAGCAGCGCGCCGCGGGCCAGCACCTGGCCCGCGGCGAGCGTGCCCTTGCGGGACACCAGCAGATCGCTGTTGCCCGCGATCAGCTCCCGATAGACAGGCGAGGTGGCGGTGGTAACGCCGCCGGCGATGAAACGGTCGGTGATGGGCATGATTACTTGATCCCGTTGGCTTTGTTGAAGAGCGCCACGGCGGCTTCCGCTGCGGCTTCGGGGGTGGGTTTGTCGGCGCCGTCTTGCGGTGCGGCGCTGCCCTTGGCGGCAGGGGGAGCGTCCTTGCGGTGGGCGTCGATGGCGGCCTTGCGCTGGCTCTTTTCAGCGGACAGGACGGCGAGGCCGGCTTCGGCCGCCGACGTCTTTCCGTCGAAGGCCAGGCCCGCCAGCAGCTTTTCGTGGCCGGGCAGGCCTTCGCCCACTGCCAGCACGGCCTGGATGCGGGTGCGCTCGGCGGCGGCGCCTGCGGTGGTGAATTCCTCGCGCATTTGCGCGAAGAGCATGGCGTGGTCCTGCTCGAAAGACGCACGCGTGATGGGCGACGGGGGCGTCGCGTTGGGGTCAGCCATGTTGGGCTCCTTTTCACGGGTTGAGGGCTTGTCGTCTTGGGGCGCAGCACCGGCGCTTGGGGACGGGAGGGCCGCCAGGGCGAACACGGCCTTGCGGCGCGTGCTGTACCTGGCGGGGTCGGTGGCCATGCTTGCCACCAGTGCGTCGAGCGTGGAGACACCGTCCACGAGCCCTGCATCGATGGCCTGCTGGCCGCGGAACACTCGGCCGTCGGCCATGTGCTCCAGAACTTGATCGGAGGTGACGCCACGGTTGGCAGCGACGGCGTCAACGAAGAGGGTGTAGACGTAGTCCACATCGGCCTGCACGATGGCCCGGGCCTCTTCGCTGAGCGGTTCGTTGGCCTTGGAGATACGCTTGTAGCGGCCGGCGGTGATGTGCTCCTGCTGAGTGGAGGAGTTGGGGTTGTAGGAGCGGTCCACCACCACGCCGATGCTGCCCACGGTGACCACCGGGCCGCTGATGTAGATGGCGTTGGCGGCGCTGCCGGCCCAGTAGCCGGCGCTGGCCAGCTGCTCGGACGAATGCACCACCAGCGGCTTTTCGGCGGCCAGTTCGGCGATGGCCTGGGCGAATTCGGGCACGCCGATGACGTTGCCGCCTGGCGTGTCCATGGCCAGCACGATGGACCGCACGCGCGGGTCGGCCGCGGCGCTTTCGAGCTGCTGCGTGGCGAGCTGAGTGCTGATGCCGCCCGAGACGCGCATGAACAGGTTGGCCTTGGGCGCCATGACGCCCGAGAGCTGCAGCACGGCCACGCCGCCAGGCTGGATCGTGTATTCCTGCTGGTCGCTGGCGAGCGGGCGGTTCAGACGGGCCTCGATGGCGGCGATGTCGATCTTCTCGCCGCGCATGTGCGTGGCGTAGATGGCCTGGATCTCGCGCAGCTTGTCGGGCTCGATCGCCCAAGGGCTCATGATGAGGTCGAGCAGGGTCATGGCTTGGGCGCCTCCTGCAGCTTGGACGGCTGCCGGCCGCCGACGATGAATTCGAGCAGCGTCAGGCGGTTGTCATGTCGGTTGTCGCTGGACTGCAGCGCGCGCAGTTCGCCGAAAGCCCAGCCGACCATGCCGAGCGAGGACATGGCGACGATGCCGACCAGCTTCCACGTCCAGCTATGCACCTTGATGTCGGCCTTGACTCGGTCAAGGTCCGCGCCGAATTCGTCGGATAACTGGAAAAGGCGCTTCTGCCCCGCGTCGAGTTGCGCGAGCTTCTCGCCCACGACACCGACCGTGTTGCTGAGCTGGCCCTGCTGGGTGCCGATGCCGATGATGATGCCCTCCAGCCGCGAGTAGCTGTTGATCAGCGTGTCCACGCGCTCTGCGAGCACGGCCAACTGCTCGGGGGAGATGGTCTTTTCGGTCATGGTTGTGAGCCTGTGTTGTCGGGTGCGGCCGGCTCCGGTGCGGGGGCGGGCGCAGATGCGGGCGCTGCGGCGCCAGGCTTGGGCGCGGGCTGCATGCCGTCGGCCTTCATGCGCTGGTGCTCGGCCAGCTTCTGGCCGTAGGTGTCGTTCCAGTCGCTGCCCCACAGCTCCCACTCCGCGCGTTCGCGGGTCATGAGGCCCGCGTCGATGGCGCTTGTGTAGGCCGCTACTTCGTCCTTCGGGTTGATGGAGCCCATGCTGTCGCCGTGCCAGCCGGCGCGCGTGTACGCCCAGCGCAGCAGCGGGTCTGCGAAGAAGCCGGGCGCGGGCACGCGGCCGAGCGCCACAGACTCCACCATCCACGTCTCGTAGATGGGCTGGCAGAAGCTGAGCGCGAGCCAGTTGCGCACGCTGCGGAAGTAGACCCACGCATCCAGCAGCGCGGCCTTGCTGGCGCTGTAGCTGGCGTTGAACTGCTTGATGAGCAGTTCGTAGGGGATGCCCAACGCCATGCCGATCTGCTTGACCACGGCCAGCACGAAGGGCTCGAAGTTCGGGCTGGGGCGGCCCGGGGTGGGGAACTTGACCTCTTCGCCAGGGCGCAGCGTGATGGCGGCGCCGTGGCTGAGCATGCTTTCGTAGCGCGATTCCTGGCTCTGGTCTGTCGAGGGCCTGACCAGGGGGTTGCTGCCACCTGCAGGCACCTGCACGAAGGCGGTGACGCACGCGGAGATGACCGCCGCCATGATTTCCGATTCGGTATAGCGCGCGATCTGCTTGAGGCAGTCCACGATGGGCGCCAGGTAAGGTATGCCACGCGGCAGGCCCGGGCGCAGCTTGCTGAAGTGGTGCAGCATGCGGCGGCGCCCGCTGGGGCCTACGCGGTCGATCCACTGGCCCTTGCCCAGCCCGGTGGTGGCACCCCACCACACGCCCGAGCCGGGGTGCTGGTCGTACAAGAAGTAAGCGTCCGGAGCGCCCTTGTCGTTGAAACGCACGCCTGCGGCCATCTGCGCGGTATCCGAAAGCCCGTTGGGGTTGCCCACGCGGTCTGCCTCGATGACCTGGGTGCGCAGGCGGTAGGGCATGTCCGGCGTGGCCTCATCGGCATCGGGCAGCAGGGTGAAGCAGTCGCCGCTCTCGAGCTTTGCGCGCAGCACCAGGGCCTGCTGCTGGTAGAAGGTGTGCGTCTCTTCGATGTCGCTCAGCGGGCTGTCGGCCCACAGGCTGAACTCGGGCTGCACATGGGTAGCCTTCCATTCGGCGGCCTGCTCGGGCGTCCAGCCCAGCACCTTGAGGTGCGGCTGTGCGCTGAGCGCGAGGCCGGTGCCGACGACGCGGTCCACGTTGGTGTTGATGGCCCCGCCGCCAATGGGCGAGGTGCGCGCCAGGTCGCGGCTCTGGCCGCGCTGCAGGGGCAGGCGGGCCAGCGTGTCGCTGCGCGCATCACGCGGTGCTGGGCGCCAGGCCGGGTCTCTCTGCGGTGGTGCTTCCACGCCGAAGCTGCCGCCGCCGAAGCCACCACCGCTGCCACCGAAGGCCATCATGCCGCCGAGATGCGGCATCAGCTGCGACATGAGCTGCGCGCGGGCAGCGTCGATCGTCCGGGCTTCGATGCGGTTCTGTTGCCGCTGTGCCCGGGATGTGCGTTTGCTCATGGTGCGCCGATCAGTAGGGGCGGATGTAAGCGACGCGCGGCTCGGCCAGCGATTCAAGGCGCTGGATCTCGGCGCGCACTTCCTTGATACCGGCCTGGACCGACTCGAGGTCCGCACGCCGGTTGCGGCGGGCCGTGCCGCCGTTGCCGATCACGTACTCTTGCGACTCGAGGATGCGGACCTCGGCCGCCAGATAGGCCTGCAGCCGAGCCCGGGCCTGCTGCAGTTGATTGGCGGTGCATGCGGCGCTCATTGCCAGTTCCCCCGACCTGCCAGGCTTGCCACGGCCTTCTCGAATTCAGGGCGGAAGCGATCCAGCGCCACGCGCTGGACCACGCCGTCGAAGTCCAGGCGGCGGCTGTAGTCCGGTGCGCTCGACGTGAAGACGAACAGCGCGCGCAGGCGCTTGCCTTCTCGCCGCCAGATGCCTTCGGGGCGGTCGCCGCCAATGGGCTTGCCCACGAAGAGGTCGTTGGCGAGCTTGCGGCCACGGCCGGCGCGCTGGCCCTTGGCGCCCACACCGCCGCGGATGCCCTTGAGCGCGGCGAGGATGGTCTGCACCTCGGCGCCCTTGACGTTGCCCGCCGCATCCAGCGACAGCGCCGGGCCGGGCATGGCGTACTGGTCGGCGCGCAGGACGCCGGCATAGCGCATGGCGTTCTCGGCGCGCTTGTGCTTGCGCATGCCGCCTTCGACTTCGGGCTGCAGGTAGTTCTCTGGCGCCACGCCGCCCGCCTGGTTCTTGACCATGACCCGGGCTCGCAATGAGTCCTTCTTCGCCGGCTCAATGCGCAGCGCGTTCAGGGTGTAGGGCGTAGGGCTGCTGAAGACCTTGCGCATCTCTGCCGGCAGCTCGATCTGCGCCGCATACCGGGCCACGCGCGTAAGGGCGGTGGACGCGGCGTAAGGCAGCATACGTGCGGGCACGTCGCGGATCTCGGCGATCACTTCGGCGATCGTCGGGCCGCTGCGGCTGATGGTCAGCATGGGTTTCTGGCGCTCCAAAACAAAGCCCCCGGGGCCTTTCGGCCGCCGGGGGCGGTGGTCACAACTAGGGTTGCGAGTTATGTTTTTTCAACTAGGCGGAATTTCTAGACCTAGCTGAATTGGGGCCAATTTTGGGGCAAAGTGTCTCACGCTGGCGAGCACTATTTTGTCTCATGTAGTGAGACACTTTTTTAGTTGACGCTATCCGCCACGGTGAGGTAATGCATTGCCCGCCGCGATATTTTCGGCCTCCACTATCTTGGCAGCTATCGCTACCTGCTGCCGGAAATTTGACAGCATCCGATAGAAGGTTGGGCGCGAGATGCCCAAGGCATCGGCCGCGCGCTTGATGGGGCGCACGCGCAGGATGTAGTAGGCATCGAACGTGCCTCGGGCCGTGTCCTGCGGCTGGCTGCAGTAGGCCAGGTGGAAGGCTGCCAGCTCGGTGCTGTTGGGCGCGTCCGGGCCGCCCGGCGTGCTGGGCCGGGAGCCGCCGCTGCTGCCGGCCAGCTGGCCCAGCACCGAGCCGGAGGAAGGCGCCGGGCCGAACAGGCGGCGGGTGCTGCGCCATGCGACATAGCGCTCGCAGAGGTCATCCAGATCGCGCTGCGCTTCGTCCAGCGCGGGCTCGATCTCTTCCTCTGCCGGGCTCAGCGGCGCGGGCGCGGCAAGCCTGACGGCTGCGGGCGGGTGGGCGTTGTGGCTGCTCATGGTGGTCCTTGGATGATGGCTGTTTTACAGGATGCGGCGGCCCAAGGGCAAGGGCCTGCCGAGGGCGTTGTGGTCGCTGGGCGCCGCGCCCACGGTGACGGAGACCGAGGGGCGTGGAGCCGATGCGGGGGCGGGCGCAGGGGTGGGTGCGGGCGCAGGCGCCGGCTCTTGCTGAGCGACGGGTTCGGGGGGTGCGGACGTCCGCACCTCGCCATCCATCGGGCTCGCAGCGGTCGCCCCCGGCACTGCGGGTACTGGTGAGGGCTCAGGCAGAGCGGCCGGTGCATCGGAGGCCGGCACCTGGGCCAGCGCCTGGACCGCCGCATCGGCCGCGAAGAGGTCGCCGTTGCGCTGCATCTTTTCGCGGTACATCTGCCAGTCGAGCGAAGTCCAGTTGTGCAGGCCGAGCTTGTGCGCCAGCGCCAGGTTGTAGACGCTGACGTCCCAGGCCTCGTTGCGCGCACCGTTGGGCTTGCGCCATTCACGGAGGGGACGGCCTTTGTGCCAGCGCGTGAAGGGGCGTTCCACGACCATCTGCTCGAACCAGTCGGCGTGCAGGCGGTCGTGGAAGTGCATCGCGCCAGGGCCTTCGGTGAGTTGCATTCGGTTGCTGAGCCAATCTTTGGCGACGTCGGTGCCGACGGCCCAGAGTTCGGCCCCGCCAGGCGTCTTGTGGCCGCCCCAGTCGATGTCCACTTTGTTCGGCGTGCTGCTGATGATCGGCTTGTTGGGGCGCGAGTGGCCGTGCAGCACTACGCAGTCGAGGTGCCTGCGCTGGGAGCCGTAGTTGTAGACGTCCTGCGTGTTCGCGCCGCCCGCGTCGATGGCGTAGGCGGTCATGTAGATCGGCACACCGGAGGCATGCAGCAGCGGGGTGCGCCGGATCTCGTCCAGGCGCTGCCACACGCTGCCCGGCTCATCCGGCGGCGTGGATGGGTCGCCGCGCAGCACGAGGTAGTCGAGCACCCAGTGCTGCAGGCCTGGGCCGAAGCCCTCGATCTGGACTTCGAGGCGGTCCGGCTGCGTGTCCACCGCCATGGTGACGATGAGGGCCGGGTCGGGGACGATGCGGGGCGGGTAGTTCTCCGCGCGCTCGCGTAGTTCCTGGGCCGTGGTGACCTTGTCGCTGTTCTCGTAGCTGAGCGCCAGGCGGGTGTTGTAGAAGACCTGCATGGCGCCGTGGTCGCCGCGCTTGATGCATTCCTTGGCGTGGGCCAGCTGCCGGGCCAGCGCGAGCCACGTGATGGCGCCGATAGGCATGTAGAACGCCGACAGCGTGAAACTGATCGTCTCACCATCGCCCTGCGTGGATGCCACCCAGCGCGCCTGGCCGCCCGCGGCTTCGTCGCGCAGCATGGCGGGCTTGTGGCGCTCTTCGATGTCGCCGCCGCAGTCCGGGCAGGTGAACCACGCGCGATCCATGAAGCCGGTGACGTCGTCGCGGCGGTAGTGGAAGTTCTGCAGCACCAGCTCGTGCAGGTGCCCGCAGTGCGGGCATGGGACGTGGTAGCTCTCCTGCGAACCCTTGTCGAACAGGGTGTCGATCTTCGAGTAGCCCTTCACGGCCGGGCTGCTGGTGTAGAAGAATTTCGCGTCGTTGGCGTACTGCGTCGCCCGGGCTTCGGCCAGTTCGATGGGGTCGCCCTCACCGTCCACGTCAAGCACCAGCCGGTCGATCTCGTCCACGTAGATGTACGGTGCCGAGACTTCCGCCAGGTTGGCGGCCGAACCGGCGGTGTTCATGTAGAGCGTGGCGTCGCCCAGGAAGTCCTTCGCCTGGACCGTGTTCCGGGAGTCGCGGCTCTTGGCTGCGGCCACGCGCTCTTTGAGCACGGGCGTGTTGCGGATCATGGTGGAGACCCGTGCCGAGAACCGCTTGACCAGCGTGTCGGTGGGCTCCAGCGCGAGTATGTTGCGCGGCCGGCGGTGGATGAGCGAGCCGATCCAGTTCAACGCCGTCTGCGTCTTGAACATCTGCGACGCCACCCGGGCCACCACCCGCTTGCACGGGTGCCCAGGCGAGAGTACCTGATGCACGCGCCGCGCCGGATAGCTGTGGTCGAAGCTGAATTTGCCGGGCTTGGCGTTGCTCTTGGGCAGCACCACGTACTCTTCCGCCCACTCGTCGCAACGCAGTTCAGGGTCGGGGCGCAGCGCCTCGATGGCGGTCTGCACGACCAGGTCGTAGCCGTCGGCGAGGTTCATGCGCACCTCGCCAAAGTAGGAATGACACGGACTCGGTTAATCTTGTTACTCCCTGCAATCAAACTTAGGAGGATGAAATGGGAGTAAAGATTAAGGATCTCAGCGCAACCATCGAGTTGAAGAACAACGGGATGGAACTGGAAGTGCGAACACCCGACGGCACGTTCAAAGGTGACTTGGTAATCACTAAGACCGGGCTCATCTGGTGCGAGGGAAAGACACAACGAGCAAACGGAACCAAGATCAGCTGGGACAAGTTCGTGAAGTTGGTGGACGGCGACGGCGCAGCGAAGAAGGCACCGGCGAAGAAAGCCGCCGCACCGAAGCCTGAACCGATAGCACCACAGAATGAAGGCAAGGCAGCTGCCAAGAAAGCAGCAGGCAAGGTCAATTAAGTTCTCAGATCGGGGGGTCATGCGGCCCTCCGCATCGGCACGCGGCTGTCCCAGTTGACCTTGATGACGGCCTTGCCTAGCAGTGGCGGCACGGCGTTGCCACACATGCGCACCTGGGTGGACTTGCTGAAGATGCGGCCATCGTGGCCCCGGTCGATGATGTAGGTCTTCGGAAAGCTGTTGGCGTTGTACAGCTCGCGCGGGTTGAGCATGCGCAGCTGGATGTCCACGATGACGTAGGGCGTGCCGCGCAGCCACACCGTCACAAGGGCCAGCCGGTCTTTGGTGGTGCTGGTGGCCATGGGCTCGCGCAGGTCGCCGAGCTGCCCGCCCTGGCCGTAGTAACGGATGAGGAAGGCGGCCACGCGCATGGCGCCCGCCTCGGCCTCGGGCGACAGTGTGTATTCGACCAGGGCGTGGTGCTGGCCGGTGGTCAGCGTGGGCGAGGGCTGTCGCAGATCTGTGGGCGCATGGCCCGTCGTGTTGCTGATGAGCGTGGCGGTGACGACACGCTGCTGCTTGCCGCTCGATGTGATGGTGGACATGGGCGCACGGGCGTCGTGGCCCGGGGTTTCGTTGAACCCGCCGTTGGCCTGTTCCACGAAGGCTGTCACCGCGGCGAATTTCCCTGCGCCGACCACTGTGCCCAGCGGCTGCTGGGCGTCCAGGGCGCGCGGGGCCTGGCCGTCGCGCTCGCCGTAGCCCATCTGCACCAGCGAGCCCACCGCCACGGCTTGGCCGCCACCGGAGGCGGTGACGGTGCCGACGGGGTCTCGCACAGAGGTGTTCCCATGGCTCCAGCGTGGTGCCGCCGCTGTGCCCTGGCCGTGGCCGGCCTGGATCATGACGGGGGCCACCACGGCATGCGAGCCGCCTCGAGGCATTGCGGTGATGGTGCTGAGCGGTTCTCGTCCACTGCTCAGTCCAGCGCGCGACCAGTTGGCGATCTGCACGATGAAGGGGTCGGCGCTGTCCAGAACGTAGCGCTTCATGCCGTGCGCCACGCGGCGCAGGGTGGCGTCGGCCAGCGGCTTCTCGCGCTCGAAGATGCTGCGGCCCTGGATGCTCCAGTCGATGCATTCGGCCGCGCTGCGCCAGCGCTGCTGGCCCTTCTTCGGGTTCTTGAAGTGGGTGGGCTCGGGCCACACGATGGGGGCGCCATCACAGCGCGCCACCATGAAGAGGCGGCTGCGGGTGGTCGGGGCGCCGTAGTCGGCTGCGCAGAGGATGCGGTGCTCGACCTCGTAGCCCTGGCGCTCCAGCGCGCGGACGAAGGCGCGCCAGGTCTTGCCGGCGCGCTTCGGGTCCGGCACCAGGTGCTGCTGATCGACCGGCACACGCTCACCGGGCTGGGCCACCGTGCCGTCCAGCTTGACCACACGCTTCGTCTTCGGGCACCGCTTGGCGATCAGCGGCCCCCACAGGAGGATCTGCTTGACGTTCTCCAGCGTGATGATGCGAGGGCGCTTGGTGCCGCCCCACCGCACCGCCCGCCACGCCAGCGCGCGCAGGACGCGGGAGCGAGGCTGCCCGCCGCGCGCCTGGCTGTGGTGGGTGCAGTCGGGCGAAAGGTGCAGCAGCCCGACGGCGCGGTCGCCGGTCACCACGCGGGGGCAGACCTCCTTCACGTCCTTGCAGTAGTGGACCGTCTGCGGGTGGTTGGCCTCATGCATGCTGCAGGCGTCCGCATCATGGTTCACGGCGATGTCCACGTGCCGGCCGATGGCCTGCTCGATGCCTTCGGACATGCCGCCGCCGCAGGCGAATTCGTCGGCGATGAGTTCGTCGGCCAGGCCGAGCAGGAATTGCGGGGATTGCATCAGGTGCTCCGTTTCGGTTGAGTGAGTTCGGTGAGCCGGATCTCGGCCGCCGCGAAGGCGGCGCGCAGCTCGTCGGTGATGACGCGCTCGATGTCGCGGGCCTCGGCCATGCCGATGACCTTCGCAGCGGCGCGCGGCGGGGTGCTCATGAGGGCGTCGCGCAGAGCGCGGAAAGCGTCGAAGGTCGCGTTCTTGACGGCGTCGCGCTCCACAAGCCGCTGGGCTTCCTTGGCGTTCTCGCGCTCGGCGGCTTCCACGGCGGCGCGTTCGCGGCGAGTGCGCAGGCTCTGGTAGTCGTCGCCGGAAGCAACTGGGGGCACGGTGGCCGCAGCAGCGGGCGTATCCGCGCCGCTGGCGGCGGCTTCGATGGGCAGGGCAGGCATAACCCCATCCAGCGGCGCTGGCGCGGCTGTGCGCCCGCTGTCGGCCCGCGCGCGGGTGTTCCGCGCCCACTGGATATCCGCCACCTCCGGGTCGATCATTTCGCGGCCATTGGCCTGCGGGATGGCCGTGATGCGGCCTTCCTTGATGGCCTTGCGCACGGCCTTCTCGTCGCAGCCACGGTGCCGCGCGTATTCGGACTTCGTGAGGAGTCGGACCGCCATCGGACTAGCCCCCGGCCTTCGGACTGTTCACCGGACTGTTTGCCGGACTTTTGTCCGCACCAGCCACTAACGTCCGCACGGGGGTCGAATTACCCTCTCGGTCGGATGCCGCAGGAGTACCTACTGGGGGGGTGACCCGGGAACAACACGCGAGCACTATGGCCGCGGCTGTCATGGCCGTCGTCGTCGCGGTGCTGAGTCGATCCATTTGCTTTTCCTTTTTCAAAAGAGTGAAGTGCAGTTACGCGGTTATGGGCGCGCGTAACGGTGCAACCCGCGCCACGCCTAGCGAGTTACACGGTTATGTGGTTACGCACCTCACGCACACACATGCATGCACACACGCACACGCCCGCCTGCATGCCTGCACGCACACACAGGTGCGTGAGGCGCGTAACGGCATAACCGCATAACAACCCGCGCCGGCATTGGGTTTCGCGGTTATGCGTGCGCGTAACGGTGTAACGATCAGGGTTCAATTCGCACCTCCATCACCATCGGGCGAGTCGCCATCGTGGGAGGGGGAGCCCGAGCCATAGCCCAGGTACTTGCGCAGGGCTTCGCCGAAGTCCTTCACGGCGCCCGATGCCCACTCAGACTCGGTCAGAGCTGGGTCATCGTCCTTGGCATCGGGGGCTCGAAGCACGGGCTCTGCCACCAGCAGCACCCGCTCTGTCTTCTTCGCAGCGCCGGGCCGCGTGACGTTCATGGCCTTGACCCTGGCCGGCTTCCCCTGCCCCTCCGCAAAACGCAAGAGGGTCGGGGTGAACTGGCCCTGCTTGAAGGGGTAGCGGTCGCCCGTTCGCTGGCACCACTTCAGGTAGGCGGAATAGGCCTGCCCCACCGCGCAGGCCATGTAGGGCAGATCGAGTTCGCCGCCTGACCACTCTTCCCAGAAAAGCTCAGGCGACTTGCGGTTGATCGCAATCAGCGCCGACTTCGCTTCCGTCATGGGGGCCGGGGCGTAGGGGTGGAAGTCCTTCAGCGGGTAGTGCAGCAGGTAGTGGTAGAACGCCTCGGCTCCACCGTTGTCCCGCCACTCGCCCAGCTTGCGGTAGTACTCCGGGTCTTTCGCCCGGGGCGTGTACACGACCAGATAGCGGCGATCCGAGTTGTCCAGCGCGAGCGGCTGCAACTCGTTCGAGAGGAACACGATGTTCATCTGGTTCTTCTCTTCCCGCCGGCTCAGATTCTTGGGGTTGATCTGCACCGTGGGCGACGTGATCAGCGCCTTCAGCCGGTTCTTGTTGTGGACGAGTTCCGCCCGGCTGGACACCTCATCGCCCACCACGAACAGCTTGCAGCTGCGCCAGTCGTTGAACTTATCCTCCAACTCATCCTGGCCGACCAAAGCGCCATACTTGCCGTAGATCGCCACCATGATGTCGAAAAGGAAGTTCTTGCCGGCGCCCTCATCGCCATGCATCACCACCGCCGTGCGCAGCTTGGCGCCGGGGTGCTGCAGCGGGTACGCCAGCCAGCACAACAACCAGTGCATGACGTCGCCCGTGTCCGCCTCATCCGCAGTCGCCCGGCTGGTCAGATAGCCGATCAGGTCAAGGATGGGGTCTACATCGCCCTGCTTCGGCACCATCGCCATGCCGTCGTACAGATTGACCGTGGTCTCGGGGTCGGCCTGCAGCGTGGGGTCGAACACCACGTCATCCAGGCGCACTGTGCGGCGGCGCTCGCTGGCTTTCCACAGCCGCACCATGTCCGCCCCATGCGCGTGGCCCATGTTCGCGATCTTCATGATCAGGCGCTCCGACCCGTCCCAAACAGTGTCTGTGCCGTAGATCAGCACAAAGTGCTCGATCAGGTGATTGACCTTCCCCCAGTCGATCGTTTTCTCTTTCTTGCGGCCCTGCACCGGCTTTCCCGGCTTCTCGGCCGCATCGCCGGAATCGTCCCCAGCCTCACCACCCCCATCCCCCGACTTGCGCGCAGCTGCGCTTACTTGGGGGGGCGGGGGGCCGGGCGGAATAGAGCCCGCATGAGACGATGACGCGTGAACGCCCTGCCCCGCCCCCGCGCCGAAAGCGACGTGAACGACAGTGCTATCCAGCGGCGCTGACGCGCCGGTGGCAGGAATGGCACGCGCCTCTTCGGGCGCGTGCGGTGGGGGCGTTGGCTCCGCGCCCAATGGCCCGCTGTCCGGCGCGTCAGCCATAGACCCTCGCCATCGCCGCAACCACGCCGGCCAGCTGCTTCGTCACCACCTCCAGGCCCTCGCGCGCCTGTAGGTCGTTGAAATCGGTGTCTTTGTCGCCCCGGGTACCTGGCGCGAAAATGGGCCAGACGATGTCGCAGCCCTCGACCTGTCGCGCGACGGCCTTCGCCGCCTTGCGGCCGGGATTGCTCGGCACCCCGGTCTGCCGGTCCACCGTCTTCCAGTCGTCGTCGGCCAGGATGAGGATGCGGATGGTCGGGTACAGCCGACGCAGCAACGGCACCACGTGCGCCAGGTTCCCGGCATCGAGGGCCACGAACACCGGCCACTGCCGGCCGCAGGCCATGCGCGCCGTCAGCCCGGTTGCGTAGCCCTCCACCACCAGCAGCAGGCGCGTCGTGTCGGGGTCGATATCGCCCAGGCGCACACAGCAGCCCGGCTTCTCCATGCCCCGCTGATAGACCTTGCCCCCGTCCGGCTTGATGAACTGCAGGGCACGCAGCGCCTGGTCTCGCGGCAAGTCGAAACGCAGCAGCGGCACCACCACCGTGCCGGCAGGCAGACGAATGACCGTGTCGTCTTCGCCGGGCTCGCCTGGCCACCGCAGCACCAGCGGCTGCAGGAGGTAGCGGCAGGACTCGCCCAGCACGCCCTTGCGGTCGAGGTACGGGGAAGTGCCATCGCGCGCGGCCCTGCGCCACACGCTGATCGCCTCGGCCGCGGCGTTGGCGATCTCTATCCGGCGCTGCTCAGCCGCAGCCTCGCGCTGCTGGCGCACCTCACGCGCCCGGCGCTCGCGCTCTTCCGGGGAGAGGGGCGCCCACTCCACATCCACCTTCTGAGAGGCACCCCCGGCCCGGTACGTGCCGAACGTGCCCACGATGTAGTCGCCGCCGCCCTTGTCGCGGTCACGGCGGAACAGATAGAACTTGTACCAGTCTTTCCCGCCCTTGCCGCACGTCACGCTCTTGCGCGTGTCCAGCTTGAGAGGCAGATCCCGCTCGCGCAGCTCGATGCCGAACTGCTGCATCTGCAGCAGCACCTGTTGCAGGTTGTCCATCAGCCCTGCACCTTCTGGATGCGCTCCAGGCGCTGGGTCAGTGCGGCGAACTCGCCCACCATGGACTGCATGCGCCGCGTGAGCAGCTCAGCCTCGGAGGTCGGCTCCACTGGGACGGGGGGCGCGTAGCCCGTCTCTCGCATGATGAAGGCCGTCAGCCCGTGGAAACCCACCTCGCGCGACAACCGCATCAGCATCATCAGCTGCGAGGGCGCGAGGCGTTCCGCCCGCTGGCAGTTCAGGCAATCGAGCAGATAGCGCGCCGCGCCGTCCGGCGTCTTGTCGGGCCAGATCATCGGGCCGACCTTCTTCGCGCCACCCAGGTGCTTCACCGCGTCACGCGCAGCGTCGAGTTCGTCTTCATACAGCAGGGGATCGTTCATGGATCAAGCCTTGGCATCGTGGTGCTGGCGCCGTTCCGAAGGGTTCCGACAGATTCGGAACCATTCGGAATGACCGCGCCGGGCAAAAAAAAGAGACTCCAGGCCATGCACCACCGCACGCCCAGAATCACCACCGAAGAAAAAGCCGCCGGCCGCCCCCGCCAAGGGAGGGAGAGGGAGGAAGGAACGCGAAGGCGAGCCACCGCTGCAAGCGGCCACGTGGCGGAAAATGCCCCGGGGGCCGCCAGAGCCCCAGGAACGGAAACGAAGAAGGAAGGAACAGCGAATGAGCCAGGAACCGCGCCATGCCACGCAGATCCCGCTGAATGCGGACACCGTGAATGCCATCGTCAATGCCCTCGGCGCCGTGGTGTTCGCCACCACACGACAACTGCCACCAGAGCGGCAAGCAGCGCTCGCCAACGACCTGGCGAAGCTGGCGAAGAACGAGGAACGGCGGGGGGACACCACCACCGAAACCATCCTGCTCGACCTGCACCGCGCGGCCGTGGCTGCGGCCAGGTGATCGCCGGGCCGGACACAACGAAGCGCTTGGAAGCTTTCCACGCGTCGAACAACGACTCGAGAGGGGCCGACCTGTTAAGCATGGCTGGACCCCTGCAGTCCAGCCTCCTCAGTACGGTCGGCACTCTCGCCGCCGCACACTGCATTAGCCAGACGGTCCAACCTGATGGCATCGTCAGCCGCCTTCGCCACGTCGCCTCGTTCCCAGCGAGACAGACGAGGCTGCGGAATGCCGGCACGCCGGGAGATCTCAGATTGCGACAACCCGGAGGCTCGGAGTCGCTTCAGGTTCTGCAGTGTGGTGCTCATGCGCCGCATTCTATGCGGTTTCGCATGATTTTTGATTCGTTATCGAATTATTGAGTAGTGCATAGTTCGACCATGACCGGGCCACAGTTACTCCAGCTACTCATGGACACCAGAGGGCTGAATCCGAACGCTCTCGCCGAAGCCCTCAAAGGGGCGACGGGTCAACCCCAGATTTCCAAGTATGTGAAGAACCAGATCCAGGAGCCGCGACGGAAAACCCTCCAACCCATCGCTGATTACTTCCGGGTCCCGATTGATGCCTTCTACGACCCCGACCTGGCCGACAAGACGGCACGCGAGCTGGGAATTCTTGCGGACGATGACAGCGAATTCTTGGAGCCCCCGGCCCTTCACAGAGTGGCCGAGCCGCCAGTGGCATATGCCATACCGCGCCACAGCTCCTACACTACGCGCGATGCGCTTAGACAGTTGCGCGACCTGCTGGCCGGCGAGTCCCCTGGCGTGCGACAGTCCGTCGTCGCGCTGATGGGCGACATGGCCACGCGGGCCGATGACCGTCAATTCTCTGACCAGATCATCGAACGCATCATGGGCGCGCTTGGTCAACTGGGAAACGACGCTCCGCAGCCATCTATCGCCTCGACGCCCGTAGGTGGCGCGGCAAAGTAGCCACAGACAAGGGTAGTCCGAATGACGCGTGCTAGTAACTGCCAGACGCGGGTACCAGAGATTCTGGGGTTCGCGCTTTCAATGGCGTTCAGTCAGCAGAGCTTCGCGATCAACAAGTGCGTGGATCGGGAAGGCCGCATCAGCTATCAAGAGGCAGCCTGCCCGACGAGTTCGAGCGCAACAAGCAGCCTCAAGACCTGGCAAGCCGCCAAACCACAGCCGCAACAGCCCGAAGCGCGGCGCGTGGAGCCCAACCTTCAACTAAGCGGACCGCCTGAAGCGGCACAACTGCTTTCGATCTATCGGCGATGGGCCGACGCCGAAAAACTTGCCATGTCCACAAGCCGCATCGCCTTGGCAGGCCCGGCGGCCAGTATGCAGGCGCTACTTCGTGAGGCAGAGGCCCTGACTACACCGGCGTGCCTTGATGACGCGCGAAAGCCGCTGCTCGACTTGCTGTCAAAGAGCAGCAACGCAATCTTGCAGTTCATGGGAAAGCAGGAAGTCACAGGTATGGCCTACCAATTACTGCAGCGCCCAGAGCTGATCCAGGCGTTTGAGAAAGCAGTTACCAACGCGAAGTGCGGCTGACCCTGCTTTTTTTCGCATGACTATTCGATATCGATTGACTTAACTATTCGAATTGGCATACTGCCTCCACGCCCATCCCGGGCGATGGAGGCCCAATGTCCACACCCACCCTCGTAGCCCTTCGCCAAGCGCTACAAAAAGCCGAGCAGTTCATTGCCGGCTTCGAAGACGACGCCACCCAGCAGGCGGACGTCGCCCCCCTGCTCACAGATCTGCGCGCCCAACTTGCGCTGCTGGCCCCGCTGCCCGAGGCGGCCGAGCCCCGCACGACCGGCCCGCAGTGGTCGGCCACCGGCCAGTTCCTGCGGGACCACTTCGCCCAGGTCAAGCTCCAGCGGCTCATGCAGACGCTGAGCCACCTCAACGCGGAAGCCGGCACCATCGGCGCCGGCATGCTGGCCACGATCAAGGGCGACGCGGACTTCCTGCTCGCACACGCCTTCGGCACGCGCCAAGCCGAAGCCGCCCAGCTGGACGCCACCAACGCGGCCAAGGGGGCCATCCACCACCTGCTGCAACGCATCCAGCGCGACCCGTCGGTCGCCTGGCACTTCGACCCGATCACGCGCAGCATGGAAGAGCTGACCCTTGCGCACGCGCTGCTGCAAGGGCTGGATGTCGATCAGTTCCGCAAAGACTTCTTCGCCACCCTCGAGTTCAAGGAACCGCGCTGCGCGGCCTGCAGGAGCGCAGCATGACCGCCGCCACGCTCACCAAGCCGGCGCCGCCGAAGTCACGGCGCCCCACCCCAGCCCACTACCTGGCCAACGGCAAGCTCTACCGCGCCATCGTCAGCCTGCCCCAGTACATGTGCCGCCGCGACCGGCCGCTGCAGGAGCGCTGGGTGTTCTTCGACTGCTGCACCCGCCGTCCGGCGGAGCACCTTGAAAGCCTGCTCACCACCATCTGGGGCGCCGACACGCATGGCTGGGCTGACGCTGGGCTCATCTACAACGTCACCGAAGCCAGCGACCTGATCGCTCAGAACGACGCCGACGACGACACGGCCCTCTTCGAGCGCGCCTGGGGCAGCGAAGGCACGCAGTACGTCGCCCCGGCCGACGTGGACTTCTTCGTCCGGCCCGAGGTACGCGCGGTGCTGGAGGCCGCGCTGGCACGCGTCACCTCGGGCAAGTTGCATGAAGGCGGTGCCGCATGACTGCACTCCGACTTTCCCCAGCCCAGGCCAATGTGCTGCGCGCAATCTGCCGCGGCTACTTCAACGGTGGCCGGCAGGTCTTGCGCAAGCACGTCCAGACCCTGGAAGCACTCCGCAGCCGAGGATTGATCGACGTGCATAACCAGCCCACCGACGCCGGTCGCCAGGTGTTCGCCCCACCTCAGGTCGAAGAGGATCGCCGCCCGGGCGCGGCCCGACTCGCAGCACAGATCCAGGCCGCGAACCCACGCATGAGCGCGCTGGAGGCAGCGGTGCAGGCGAAGCACCGCTACACAACGAAGGAGAGGAGCACAGCATGCTGACCTTCCTCATCAAGCCCCCGGGCCGCAAGCCCTACACGAAGTGCCTGCCCAGCAACGCGGCAGCCATCGAAGACGCGCAGAAGCGCTTCCCCGGCACCGCGCCGGCCAGCGTGGTCAACCTCATCTTCTCCACCGGCCACGTGGACTTCATGGCTGCCGCAGCCAATGGCCGGCGCTTCGCAATCATCCGCGCCCAGCGGCCCCGAAAGGTCACCTAATGACCGCGCGTAAACCGCCACACACACAGGCCAAGACGCTCATGCTGACGACTCAGCAAAGCGCCATCGTGAGCCGACTCATCGACCAGCATCAAGAGGAGGGTGGCAGCCTGCTCGCGCAGGTCTATCACGATGGCATGCGCATTCGCGTGCTGACGCCTGAGCAGACTCTCGCGCTCAACGAAGCCATCTCGAAGGCGCTGGGTGAAGCCGGCCCGCGCGGCATCCGCAGCTCTGTGCTGGACAAGGCGGACAAGCCATGACCGCCCCCATCACCATCGACGGCCCGTACCGCTGCCGCCGCCGGCTGCTGCGCGCGCGCATCGCCCTGGCGCTGGCCGCTGCCCTGCTGATCGCTCTCCCATTCGCCACCGCCGCCCTGGCGATGTGGGCCAGGGGGTAAGCCATGGTCAGCCGCATTGTCTGGAGCCTGGTCTTCGCCCTGCTCTACCTGCGCAACCTGCCCAGCTTCGGCGGCGACCGCGTGTACACGCGCGCCGCCACCCGCATGGACGTCGATCTGCTGCGCTACCGCCGCGCCCAGGCGCGCAAGGCCCGGGGCCAGCCATGACCACCGCGCTGCAGCTGCGCATTCGCGGCACGGTCACCAGCGCCGTGTGCCGCACCACCACCGCCGGCCTGCCGCTGGTGGAGGTCCACCTGACCGACCCCAGCGGCCAGGAAGTGCGCGCCCGGCACACCTACCCCACCGCCACGCCAGCCAGCCACTACGCCGCGAACGCCTTCGCCCGGCGCCTGCGCGGCCAGGTGGCCGAGCTGGACGCCACCTCGCCCAAGTTCCGCGCCCGCCGCATCGACTGCGAGGCATCCCACATCAGCCTGCCCTACGAGCAGGCCCCCACCCGCAAGGATCTCGAATGACCACCACCCACCGCCCCGCCACGGTGACGATCACGCTGTGCGGCGATGCCCGCGGCAACGTCAGCGTGCGCACCGATCTCGCTGCGCCCGTCGCTGTCGGCCAGCCCATCTCGCCCGTCCAGTCCGTAGCGCTCGACCTCATCAACCAGTGCGGGCTCCGCGGCCTGCAGATCGTGCGCGGCGCCGAGCACGTGCCCTCCCTCTCGCTGGCCCTCGACCTGCTCAACCCGGACGTCCTGGGCTGGCAGAGCACGCCGGAGATCGCCGCCTCCGCCAAGAAGATCGTGCTGCAGAGCCAGCACGCCGCCAAGCCTCACACCCCGGAGGCTTCGCTGTGATCCGCAAGCCCACCCCAGAGCAGATCGACGCGCGGCTGCGCATCGCCAGCACCGAAAAGCCCGTGCGCAACAGCACCAGCACCGAGCCCTACCGAGGCGCCGAGCTGCGCAGCACCAACAACCGCGCCGGAGCGCAAGACGCGTACCGCTTGCCCAGCCGTACCTTCTACGGCGTGCGCACGCCAGGGGAGGCCTGACACATGGCCGCCAAGAAGACCGACCCGCTGATCAAGCGGCACATCCGCATCAACGACGACGCCACCACCCCCAAGGGCCAGCCGCTGCCCGAGGCGGGCCAGATGGGCAAGATCCTGGGCCGCACGCCGAGCGGCAGGCAGTACCAAGTCGAAGTCAACGACCGCGTCATCAACCTCACGCTCGACGCGTTCACCGTCATCCAGCGTGAATCCGACCCAACGCCGCAGGAGGTCGCCCCGGCCGAGCCCATGCTCGACCTCGACCGCCTGGTGCCCAGCCAGAGCAACCGCAAGACCTTCGACCCCGAGCTGCTGCAACTGCTGGCCGCCGGCATCAAGCTGGTGGGCGTGCTGCAGCCGCTGCTGGTTCGACGCCTGCCGGCATCGCGTCTGCAAGACACGTTCGAAGACCCGGCAACGCGCCACGCCACGCATGAAATCATCGCGGGCGAGCGCCGTTGGCGAGCCGCCAGCATCGCAGGACTGCGCGCCGTGCCTTACCGCGAGGTTGGCGCCGATGACGCCACGGCCCTGGTCATGCAGATGCAGGAAAACATCCAGCGCGAAACCCTCACGCCGCTGGATGAAGCCCGAGGCATCGAGGAACTGGTCAACAAGCACGGCTACACCCGCCAGGACGCCGCAGACTCGCTGGGCCTGAGCCTCACGCATGTGTACGAAGCCCAGCGCCTGCTGCAGCTGTGCCCCGAGGCCATCGCAGGGCTGCAGGCGGGCACGCTCAGCCGCAGCGTGGCTCTGCTGGTAGCCCAACGCCCCACGCCGGCACTGCAGACCGAGTTCACCCGGCGCGTGCTCACCACCGGCCCGGACGGTGGGCCGCTCAGCTACCGCAGCGCGAAAGACTTGGCGAACCGCCACTACCAGACCGACCTGGCCACCGCGCCGTTCCGCCTGGACGATGCCGAGCTTTCACCCAAGGCCGGCGCCTGCATGCAGTGCCCGCGACGCACGGGCTTCGAGCCGGAATTGTTCGCCAAGGGCAGTGCGGACGTCTGCACCGATGTCGTCTGCTTCGGCCAGAAGAAAGAAGCCCACTTCGAGCGTCTGGCGGAAACGGCCCGCAAGAAGGGCCGCAAGGTCATCACCGGCCGCGAAGCGCGCGAGATCATGCCCACAGACGCCGGGGCGCCGGATGGCTACATCTTGCTGGACAAGCCCCGCAAGGGCGAATCCGCGCCCCTGCGCCAGCTGCTGGGCAGCGATGTGCCTGAAGAGAAGATCGTGCTGATCGAAACGCCCAGCGGCAGCATGGTGGAGGCCATCCCCACGCGCGCGGCCGGCGCTGCGCTGGAGAGCAAGGGCAAGGCGCCCGAGGCGGCGAGCCCCGCGAAGGGCAAGGCAGCCGCCAAGGACGCAGACAAGGGGCCGACGGCGGCAGAGCTGTCCGAACAGTACCAGCGCCGCTGGCGCCGCGCCGCCATCGACCAGATCATCGAAGGCCTGCGCGTGGTGGCCGAGCCAGAGGCACTGGACGAACTGCCGCGCCAGGTCGCCTACCGGGTGATCCTGACCATGGCGAACGAGACGGACGATGAAACCGTGCGCCGCGCGTTCCAGCTGTCCCCGGGCTTCTCCACCGACACGCTCCAGGCCGCCGTGGCATCGGTCGCGGGCCAGTCCCAGCGCATCCAGCACATGGTGCTGATGATGCTGGCCAGCGGCACCGACGACATGCCGCTGTACGAACGGCCGGTGGATGAAGCCCTGCACATCGACGCCACCGCGCCCGTGGCCCAGGTGGACGTCAAAGCCATCCAGGCCCAGGTGCAGGCCGACATGAAGGCCGAGGCCGCCGAGCGCGCCCACGCCGCCCAGCCGCAGGACAAGGCCAAGCCCACGCTCAAGCCCAAGACCAGCAAGGCCGAGGCTCAGGCCGCCATCGCGCAAGCCATGGCCACCGCTGAGACGGCCTCGCCGAACGCGTTCGAGCCCGGCCAGAAGGTCAGGATCAAGACCGACATCAAAGGCGCGGGCGGTGCCCTGGTTTCCAGCAAAGGGTGCGAAGCGACCGTAGTACGGGCGTCCGGCCAGCGCCACTGGATGGTCACTCTCCCAGACCCCTGGCCCTTCCCAGGCAGTGAAGCGAAGCCCATTGAGCTTGTCGCCGACTACACCGAGCTGGAGGCCGTGTGATGCCCAGCGCCCGGAACACCTGCGCGAGTTGCCAGCACTGGCTGCGCCACGACACCGCGCCCATGAACCAGCACGGCATGCACCCCTGCGCCCACGGCATGCGCTGGACGTACCTGCCGCCCCAGCACTCCTGCCGGCAATGGGCCAAGCGCCCCGCCGCCGCCCAAGCCCCCACTGCATCGGAGACCCAGCCATGACCCACAAGATCTGCGACCACTGCGAAACCGTCCAGCACTGCAGCCAGCACGGTTGCATCCCTCCGGCGCCCAGCAAAGCAACACATGTGCCTGAAACGCTGCGCCTGGCGGCATGGCTCACCGAAGGCGCTTGGTACAAGATGCGACTGGGCGACGTGGAGGCGGCCGGGCGCGAGATGAAGCGTCTGCATGAAGAGAACAAGCGCTTGAGCGCTGCGCTCGACGCTGCTGCCGCCCGCGCAGCGACTGCCAACCAAGTGTGGGGCGACACGGAGATCGACGCGCTCTGTCAGCCCGGTCGTGCCGAGCGCTGGAAGGGCGACGGCCGGCAGTATGACCGCGACACAGTGCGCCTGGTGCTGGCCGCAGCCGCGCCTCATGCGGCAGGCGTGCAACTGGCCGGCACGCGCGAAGGGCGCATCTATGTCGCAGGCCCCATGACTGATCTGCCCGAACTGAATTTCCCGGCTTTTCACGCGGCAGCCGCAGATCTGCGGGCGCGGGGCCTGGCGGTGGTCAACCCAGCGGAACATGGCATCGTGGAGGGCGCGGAATGGGCCGACTACCTGCACTACGACCTCGGCCGCCTATCCACGTGCTCCAGCATCTATCTGCTGCCGGGCTGGAGTAGGTCGCGCGGCGCCGCGCTGGAGGCCATGTGCGCACAGACCCTTGGAATGCGCTTTGAATACGCCGCCGGGGCCGAACGCCCAGCGCTGATGAGCGCCCTAAAGGTGATCGAGACGCTGATGAGCCGCACCACGCTAGAGCAAGCCAGCGAAGCTCGACGCACGAATGGATTGACCTGGGCTGTGAACCGCTGGCACATAGAGGTGAGTCGCCGGCCGCTGGAAAACGTGCATCGTCGCCCCCTGGACGATGCATGGCGCCAAGTGGTCCGCTACTTCGGGGGCGACCCCGAGGAACTGCTGGGCCCGTCTCATGACGAGATCCAGGCCACCACTGCCTATGTGGCGACCAGCCAGACGCCTCAGTGCCAACACCTCGACCCGCTAGATGATGGTCATGAGTGGGCAGAACCGATTTACCTGCAGCCATGCCCGCAGCAGGCCTCCCCCACCACCGTGCAAGCGAGCTGCGTGGCCGCCGGGCACATTGCAGAGCCTTACACGCTGGCTGAAATCAAGGCCAAGATCGCAAGCGGCGACTACAGCGCCGAGCTGATGCTGCAGCATGCGATGCTGCTGCTGGAAGCGCTGCAAACCACCGTGCAAGAGGGGGCGCCGAGCTCGCTTCAACGCGAGGTGCTCTCCAAACTGGTAGAGCTGGCTCGCATCGTGGATCGCGCCGTCGCTGACTGGGGCGAGTCGGGTCAAGATGGCTCCAGCCATGTCATCTTCCACAAAGAAGAAGCCGCTGCACGAGACGCGATTCTTGACTACTTCGACGCCCTGCCCGACGGCCCGGATGATCGCATCATTGAAAGCGGCCCGGTAAAAGCAGACCGGGTCCTGTCCGGACTCGCACCCCCCGCATCAGGTGGGGAGGCGCAAGCAGAGGAGGATGCGCGCATTGCACACGCGCTGCACGCTGCTGTCTCGGCGATCTACTTCGACGACAGCAGTACGTTCAAAAGCGCACTGGGCCGCGTGGTGCACGCCATCGACCCAGCACTGGCCGGTGAACTGCTGTGCTATCCGAAGGATGCCTTCGACAAGTCTGCAGCCCGAGAAGCCGCCTCCATGGCCGCATTCAGCAAGGAAGGCGGTGCGTGATGGGCCTCCCACGCTTCCGCCCGCCACCACCTCGGCAGCACCGCACGCCCGCCCTTGACTTGATGCGCAAGGCTCAATTGCGCCACACCCGCCTCACCGAACCAGAGATCCGGGAAACGATGGATGCCGTGCAGATCTGCGCCACCCGCCTGCGCGAGGGCGTGGCCACCGAGCTGCAGGTCCAGGTGCTGCGCAGCACGATGGACATCGCCCTGGAGATCGAGAAGCACGGCCCGTTGCAAGGGATGCGCGGCCACTTCGAGGCCGCCATCGTGGCCCTGGTCAGCATCGCCGCCCGCGCCGAAGCATCGGGCACCTGGCGACCGACGGCCCTGCACTGGTACGAGATGGACGCCATCACCAGCGCCCTCGACCTGCACGACCACCAGCTGCGGCAGTTGACCGCCGCCGAGCTGCACAGCGCCACCCAGCGCGTCATCGCCCGCACACAGAGCCAGGGCGGTGGCCATCTGCGCATCGTCAACCCCGCCGACCTCACGACAGGGAGCACCACATGATCCCAGCCCTCAGCATCCGACAGCCCTGGGCCTGGCTCATCGTCAACGACTACAAGGACATCGAGAACCGCGACTGGCCCACGAACTTCCGGGGCCAGTTGCTGGTGCATGCCGGCGTCACCATGTCCCGCCGCTACTACGACTCCACCGTGGGCGAACTGGATCTCTCGGGCCTGCTGCCAGCCGACATGCCGGCCTACGAAGACCTGCAGCGCGGCGGCTTCGTCGGCTGGACGCGTGTAGTGGACTGCGTGACCTCGCACCCCTCGCGCTGGAAGATCGAGAACCCTTCCGGCGATCCGGTCTACGGCTTCGTGCTGCGCGAAAGCCGCCCCATGCCCTTCGTGCCCTGGAAGGGCCGGCTCGGCTTCTTCAACGTGCCGAAGGAGGCCATTCCATCATGAGCGCCAACACGAAAATCGAGTGGTGCGACCACACCTTCAATCCGTGGATCGGCTGCCAAAAAGTGTCGCCGGCCTGTCTGCACTGCTACGCGGAGGAAAGCACGCCGGTACGCGTGCTGCGCGCCAAGGGCGTGGAAACCTGGGGCGTGCATGCGCCGCGCCACCGTACTGGCGCAGCCACGTGGAAGGCCATGCGTACTTGGAACGCCGCACATGAGGCCTTCCACGCGCTGCACGGCCGGCGCCAGCGCGTCTTTTGCGCGAGCCTCGCCGATATCTTCGACAACGCGGTACCTATCGCTTGGTTCGCCGAGTTCCTTGACCTCTGCCGCCTGACGCCTCACCTCGACAAGCTGCTGCTCACCAAGCGCATCGGCCTGGTGGAGCGGCGACTGGCGGAGGCGCTGGAATACAGCAGCGAGGTGATGCTCAACCCTCTGCTGTCCAGCTGGATCGTGTGCTGGCTCAATGGCGACCACGTACCACCGGACATCTGGATGGGCGCGACTGTGGTCAATCAGGAAGAGGCCGACCGCAACATCCCGAAGCTGCTGGCCGTGCCGGCGCGCGTGCGCTTCCTTTCGATGGAGCCACTGCTTGGTGCGGTGGACTTGGCGTCGCCTTACACCGATCAGCTATTCCGCGAGAAGATTGCAGAGGATCGTCTGGAGCTTCCGTCTGCGTGGCAAGACCTAAGGACGGGAATGCACGAGCCGACCGGGGAAGACCTGCTACCCGGACTGCACTGGGTCATCGTCGGCGGCGAGAGCGGCCCCGGCGCACGGCCGATGCACCCGGACTGGGCCCGCAGCCTGCGCGACCAGTGCGCCGCGGCCGGTGTGCCCTTCCTGCTCAAGCAGTGGGGCGAGTGGACAGAGGTTGACACCGGCGCGGCCGCGCCCCTGGTGGCGCACGAAGGTGATCCCGAGTTCGAGCAGGAACTTGGCAAGCATGCCGGCTTTATCAGCCTGGACGGCCACTTCGTCGGCGACTCCGAAGACATGGCAGATGGCGTCCGTTACCGCGGCTTGATCCGGCCCGGAAAGAAAACTGCCGGCCGCCTGCTCGACGGACGCACACACGACGAGTTTCCATCATGAAGCGCGGCCTCTCGCAGCAAGAAGCCATGGCCTACGTTGGGGTCAAGCGGCGAACGTGGGAGGCCCACTGGGCGCCGCGGCTCACAGGCATGCAGCAGGGCGTCAGCCTGATCTACGACCGCCTCGACCTCGATCGCCTGTTCGATGAAATGAAGACCGCCGCCGCTGGCCAGCAGCCGGCGGAGGATGCGGCCAACGACGGTCAGGCGCCGCAAGCGCAGAATGCGCCCTGGAACGGACGGCCCGCCAACAAGGAAGGAAGGAACACATGGGCCAAAAAACACCCGGCATCTACGCCGGCAAAAACGGAACCTGGGAAGTCGACAAGTACTGGAAAGGCACTCGATTTCGCCAGCGTGGTCTCACAAGTTACGAAGAGGCCGAGCGCTGGCTCATCAAGCAGCTTTCGGACAAGCGCGAGGTAGTGCTCCACGGGGTGCGCGCCGAGCGGCTGTTTGACGCTGCCGCCGCGCATTACCTGATGACGCACCGGGACAAGGCCTCCATCGTCACCGAGGCGTACTTGCTGCAGTCCATCATGCCCTTCATCGGCCACCTCACCTTGCCGCAGATCCACGACGCGAGCCTTGCGCCCTACGTTGCCGCGCGCAAGGGCGAGGGCCGCGCGAACAAGACCATCAACCTCGCCCTGGGCGTGGTGCGCCGGATTCTCAATCTGGCCGCCTCGGCTTGGCGCGATGAAGATGGCCGCACGTGGCTGCAGCACCCGCCGAAGATCACCATGCTGCCCCTGGTCGGCCACCAGCGCGAGCCGCGGCCCATCAGCTGGGCCGAGCAGCGCCAGCTGCTGCCGCAGTTGCCCGATCACCTGGCGCGCATGGCCCTGTTCGTTCTGAACACGGGCGTGCGCGACGACGTGGTGTGCAGCCTGCGTTGGGAGTGGGAGATCCCGGTGCCGGAGCTGGGCGTGTCTGTGTTCGACGTGCCCCGTGCCCACGTCAAAGGTCGGCGCAAGAACCGGCTGATCGTGTGCAACAGCGTGGCCCAATCGGTGATAGAAGCCGCACGCGGCCAGCACCCCGATTTCGTGTTCGTGTACCGACGGGAGCGTGTGTCCAAGCTGGATGAGGAGCCAGCTATGGCCTACCGCCCGATCGGCACGATGAACAACACGGGCTGGCAGAACGCACGCAAGGCGGCAGGCCTGAGCGATCTACACGTCCACGACCTGCGGCACACGTTGGGCATGCGCCTGCGTGAAGCCGGCGTGACCGAGGGCACCGTGTCGGATGTGCTGTGGCACAGCACGAAGAATGTGACCCAGCACTACAGCATGGCGCAGATCGTAGAGTTGCACGACGCATTGGAGAAGATCAAGGCGGATACGGGTGCGTGGAACAAGACGCTCACGACCTTGCGCGCGGAGCACCAGGCGCGCCTGGCTGGTGCGAGTCCCCCAAAAGTCCCCCAAGGGCTTCTGGAGCGGGTAGCGTGA